ATAGAAGCGGCGCGGCCAGCCGTTCTTCGTAGTCGGTACGATGGGTTGCGCCCAAAGGTCAGAGGGCGCTATTTTGCCCGCGGCCCGGATTTTTTTACTAACCTGACTAAGGTTCTGATAGTTTTTCCCTATTGCCCGAAAAAATCCCCGTTTATGCCCCACAAATGAGTGCCTCCCCCGAATACGCCGACTCGATTCCTCCGCCTACTCGCGTGCGGGCGCGGACTCCTTCCAACATCCTGGAAATGCGCGGCAGCGGAAAGCGCTCCGAGCAGCGAGCGAAACGCGGCCAGTCTCCGGACGGCAACCTGCAAAAACTGGAGCCCCTGGGTCCTCCCCCGAAAGACTTCAGTAAGGAAGAGTTAGCCGCATGGAATGAAGTGGTAGACCTTGCGTGCAAGGGAGTACTCACCAAGAACGACCGCATTATTGTCGAGTGCCTTTCCTCGCTCCTCGTGGTCGCGCGCAAGACGCGGTGGGTGATGCCCGCGAACCAGATCCAGCGCATCGAACGTTGCCTCGCTCTTCTCGGCATGACGCCCGCACATCGCTCGCATGTGCGCGTCGCCTTCCCCGATGAGCCTCCGAACCCCTACGGCTAAGTCGAAAAAACCCGGCGCTAAAAAGCGCAGCACGACAGCCGCCTCCGCTTCAACCCCGACAAAAAAGAAATGGGTCGACCGCTGCGACTATGCCGCGGTCGCGAAGCGGTACGCTGAGGATGTACTCTCGCTGAATGTGCCCGCGGGTCCGCGCGTAAGACAGGCGGCGAGACGACACCTAGACGATCTTAGCCGAGCGGAAAGCGATTCGAGCTACCCCTACTACTTCGAGAGCGAAGCGGGCGCTAAAGTCTGTCGGTTCATAGAGACTTTGCCCCATGTGAAGGGGCGCTGGGCCGCGAAGGCCGAACTGATCGTCCTCCAGCCTTGGCAGATATTCCTGGTCGTCGGTCTGTTCGCATGGTTGCGCAAGTCGAATGGCAAGCGCCGCTTCCGCAAGGCGTACTGGGAGATACCCCGCAAGAATGGGAAGTCGATCCTCGCGGCAGCGATCGGCCTCTATATGCTCCTGCATGATGGGGAGTATGGTGCCGAGGTCTACTCCGGCGCGACGACCGAGAAGCAAGCATGGGAAGTCTTCCGCCCTGCGCGCATGATGGCTATGAAGACGCAGAAGTTGATCGATCACTTCGGCGTCGAGGTCTGGGCGAAGATCGTCCTCAAGCCGCATGATGGCAGCAAGTTCGAGCCGTTGATCGGAAACCCTGGGGATGGGTCCTCGCCATCCTGCGCGATCATCGACGAGTACCACGAGCACGACACGCCCGCGCTGCATGACACGATGGAGACGGGGATGGGCGCGCGCGAGCAGCCCCTTATCCTCATCATCACGACAGCAGGCTATAACATCGCCGGCCCCTGCCACGAGACGCATAGCGATGTCGTCAAGATTCTCGACGGCACGCTCGACAATCCCGAGGTCTTCGGCGTCATCTTCGGCATCGACGAGAAGGATGACTGGGCCGACCCGCGCATCCTCATCAAAGCGAACCCGAACTATGGGGTCTCGGTCGACGGCGAGTTCCTGCAGTCGCAGCAGCGCCAAGCGATGGCGAACCCGATCCAGCAGACCAAGTTCAAGACCAAGCACCTGAACGTCTGGTGCTCGGTGATGGCGGGCATCATCAACATGCAGCAGTGGGCGCTCGCGGGCGACGCGCTGCTCGAGGAAGACGAACTCAAGGGCGCCGAGTGTTGGGTCTCGGTTGACCTTGCATCGAAGCTCGACCTTGTCACCGAACAGCGCCTCTACAAGAAGATGTTCCCCAACCAAGAACAGCCCCACTTCTATCTGTTCGGTGACTATTGGCTGCCGGAAGAGGCTGTCGAGGAAGAGGGTCCCAACCAGGCGCACTATCGCAAGTGGGTCAAGACAGGCCACCTCATCCAGACCGACGGCGCGACAATTGACTTCAACGAAATCACGGAGCACGTAAAAGAAACTTGCGCTAGAATCAACCCAACCGAGGTTGTATACGACCCACATATCGCCACGCAGATGGCGAACGACCTCATGAATGCGAACATCGAAGTCGTGGAGTTCACTCAGACCCCCGCGAACTTCACAGTGCCGGTTGACGAATTACTTGCAGCGCTCAAGGATGGTCGTTTTCACCATGACGGCAACCCGATCACGACTTGGTGCTTCAGCAATTGCGTAGCGCGCCCCGCCCGAAAAGGCATGGTCGCGCCGACGAAGCAGAAGAAGCACCAGAAGATCGACGGGGCGATTGCAGCATTCATGGCTATGGGTCGCGCGTGCGGTGCGGCCGAGCGGGACCCGAGTTTCCATTTCCTGTAAGAGGTCGTCATGACAATGAAGCGAGCTTACTGCCTGCTCACGTTGAAGGCGGTCGACGAAGAGCAGGGCATCATCGAAGGGCTGGCGACTACGCCAACCACCGACCGCATGGGCGACATTGTCGAGCCCATGGGTGCCCAGTTCAAGCTCCCGATCCCGCTGCTCTGGCAGCATCGCTCGGGCGAGCCCATCGGTCAGGTGATCGAAGCGAAGGTCACCGAGGCGGGCATCTGGATTCGCGCGAAGATCATGCGCGGTATCCTGCCCGAGATCGACCGCGCCTGGGCGCTCATCAAATCGGGCCTCGTCGGGGGCCTATCGATTGGCTTCGCGCCGGTCGAGTCAGCAGACATTGCGGGTTCGTGGGGACAGCGGTTCCTCAAGTGGGACTGGCTCGAGTTGAGCGCGGTCACCATTCCTGCGAATGCGGAAGCCAGTATCCAGACCATCAAGAGCATCGACGCTGAGTTCCTGCGTGCCGTGTCCGGCGCAAGCGCAGGGCGACCCCGCGTGATGCTTCCCCCTCCCGGTGCCTCGGGGAAGACCACTACTCCAAAAGGAGCAAGCATCATGACGTTGAAGGAACAGATGGCCGCCTTCGAGGCGAAGCGCGCGGCGAATGTCGCGCGCCTGGACGCGATCCTGAAGGACAGCGAGGGCGCGACGTTCACGCCCGACCAGAAGAAGGAATACGATGCGATGGAAGTCGAAGTCGCGGAGATCGACGAGCACCTGGCGCGCCTGCGCTCGCGCGAGAAGATGCTGGCGACGACGATGACCCCGGTCACCGAGACCGCCGGCAACACGGAAGACGGCTCGCTCGAGGCGCGTGGTCAGCGCGGCAACTCGCAGGGCGCCGCGAACGTGCGCTTCGGCGACGGGCAGATCAAGACGACGCTGCCGAAGGGCACCAACTTCACCCGCATGGCCTGCGCGCTCGCGCTCGCCAAGGGGTCGGTGCAGCAAGCCGCGGAGATCGCCAAGAAGTGGAAGGACTCGACCCCCGAAGTCGTGCAGGTTCTGAACTACGCGAACCAGCGCGGCGGCACCCAGGGTCTCGTGCTCGACTTCATGCAGCAGAAGGCGGCGGTCGCGGCCGGCAACACCACCGATACCAACTGGGCCTCGCCGCTCGTGCAGTACGACAACATGGCGAGCGAGTTCGTCGCGCTGCTCCGGCCGCAGACGATCATCGGCAAGCTCACCGGTCTGCGCCGCGTGCCCTTCAACATCCGGTTCCCGTCGCAGTCGTCGGGCTCCTCGATGGGTTGGGTCGGGCAGGACGCGCCGAAGAAGGTCAGCAAGCTCCAGCTGTCGACCAACACGCTGGGCTTCGCCAAGGCGGCGGGCATCGTGGTCATCACCAAGGAGTTGGCGATGTTCTCGTCGCCGAGCGCCGAGGAACTGGTGCGCCAGGACATGATGGATGCGATGGTTCAGTTCCTGGACCAACAGTTCATCGATCCGGGCGTCGCTGCTTCCGCGAACGTCTCGCCGGCTTCGATCACGAACGGGCTGACCTCGCAGAATCAGGCGACGGGCACCACGCTCGCGACGTTCGAGGTCGATGCGGCAGCGGCCATGTCGGTCCTGATCGCGGGCGAGATCGACTTCACCCGCGCCGTCTGGGTCACCGACCCGTACACCGCGATGAAGATCGGCATGCTGCGCACTGCCGACGGCAACTACGCCTTCCCGGGCGTCACCATGATGGGCGGAACGCTCTACGGCATCCCGCTCGTCACTTCGAACGCCGTGCCGCATTCGGTCTCGGCGGGCTCCATCCTGGCGCTCTTCGCGCAGCCCGAAATCTTCCTCTCGGACGAAGGCGGGATGGAGATCGATGCGTCGGATCAGGCGTCCATCGAAATGAACGATGCGCCCTCGGGCGGTGCCACGTCGCTCAAGTCGCTCTGGCAGAACAACCTGATCGGCATCCGCCTCGAGCGCGTCATCAACTGGCAGCGTCGCCGCACCGCCGCCGTGACCTACATCGACAACCTGCACCTGTAACCGCGGGCAGTCGATGAGCTAGCAAGAGCAGCCCCCGCGCAGTCGCTCGCGCGGGGGCTTTTCTCAGAGGTCGCGAGGTATTCGCAAATGAAGCTCCTAGGGTTCGAGGTCAGCCGGGTAGCGAAAGAAATGTCGGTCGCTCGGTCGTCGGGCTGGGGCTGGCTGGGCGGGATCCTGGAGTCCTTCCCCGGCGCATGGCAGCGCAACATCGTAGCCGATCGCAAGGAGAATCTCCTCGCCTTCAGCGCCGTGTATGCCTGCATCTCTATCATCGCCGAAGACATCAGCAAGCTTCGGCCGGAAGTGGTCATCGAATCGAAGCCGGGCATCTGGACTCCTGCGAGCAACCAGTCCCCATTCTGGAAGCCGATCAAGAAACCGAACGCCTACCAGACCCGGATCCAGTTCTTCCTCTACTGGGTCATCATGAAGTTGCTGTACGGCAACGCCTACATCTTCCTCGAGCGCGAACCGACCCGCAAGATGGTCGTGAACATGTACGTGCTCGACTCGCGTCGCGTCGTGCCGCTCATCGCCGAGGATGGTTCGGTCTGGTATCAGATCAACGACGACAAGCTCTCCGCGGTGAATGGACTGATGACTCTGCCGGCATCCGAGGTCATTCACGACCGAGGGATGACCCTCTTCCATCCGCTCTGCGGCGTCTCCCCGATCTTCGCTTGCGGGTCGAGCGCGACGCAGGGCATCCGGATCCAGAACAACAGCGCGAAGTTTTTCGAGAACATGTCACGCCCGTCCGGTCAGTTGTATTCGCCCAACACGGTGAAGCAAGAGACCGCGCAGCGCCTGAAGGAAGAGTTCGAGAAGAACTTCTCGGCCGGCAACCTGGGTCGCATGTTCGTCGGTGGTGATGGCCTGAAGTATGAAGCGATCACGATCCCGGCTTCGGACGCGCAGTTGATCGAACAGCTACGTTGGACGGTCGAGGACGTGGCGCGCTGCTTCCGAGTTCCGCTCCACAAGATTTCCTCGAGCGGGAACGTGACGTTCAGCAATGTCGGCGCCCAGAACCAGGACTACTATTCGCAGACGCTACAGTCGCCGATCGAATGCATCGAACTCTGCCTGAAGGAAGGCTTGGGCATGAGCGATGAGTACGATGTGCGCTTCGACATCGAACGCGGACTGATGCGAATGGATCCGCTCGGGCGGGCTGAGGTCAACAGCAAGAAGATTGCGGCGGGCTACTTCTCGCCCAACGAGGCGCGCGCCGAGGACAATCTCGAACCGGTCAAGGGCGGCGACACTCCATACCTCCAGCAGCAGAACTTCTCGCTCGCCGCGCTCGCCGATCGCGACAAGGAGAACCCGCTCGGCAAGCCTCCGCCTGCGCCCGCCCCCGCGCCTGCGCCCGCAAGCGCCCCCGCCCCCCCGCGCGCGCCCCCGCCCGCCCCCCCGCGCGCGCAGCGAAGCGCTGAGGAAGGCGCCGCTGAACTTGCGGAGAAGTTGATCCGCATGTTCCAAGAGGATGCGCTTGCCGCCTGATTCGCCTCGGGTCCCTTGGTTGCCCGGTACTCCTTGGGCCGAGAACCGGCGCGTCGAGAAAGGCGACCCGGGTCCCAAGGGCGATCCTGGGACGAAGGGCGACCCTGGAGAGCAAGGACCCAAGGGCGATCCCGGGACGAAGGGCGACCCGGGCGAGCGAGGGCCCAAGGGCGACCCTGGCGACCCGGGTAAGCCGGGCATCCCCGGCCCCAAGGGCGACCGCGGGGATCCCGGTCCTCGAGGCGAGGTAGGCCCCATTGCAAAACCGAAGGGATGGAAGTTCCAGTTCTTTCGAGATGACCAAGGGTTCACCAGCGAAGTAATCGCTACCCCGATTCCATAGAGGTCATCATGGCTGATATCAATATCGTCATTGCTAAATTGCTTGAAGTGCAGGCGCGGTCGGCCGAAGCCCTCGCCGAAGCGCGCGCTATCGCCGGATCGACCCCGACGCCCGCTGCGCCTTCGATCACCAACGCTAGCGTCACGCCGAACCGCCTCCCCTCGACCGGGGGTAGCGTGATTATCGATGCGACTATCAAGGATGCGACCTCGGTTCTTCTGGATGGCGCTGTCGTGGCCGCGCTACCACTGAACGTACCGGTCTCTGCCTCGCACACTTTCCGCTTGGTCGCGAAGGGCGCCGCGCTCCCCGATGCGGCGGTCGATCTCGCAGTCGTAGTCGATGCCGCTACCCCCGTTCCTACTCCGGGCCATCACAAGGTGGTCATCAGTTCTCCGGCACCAGGGGCGAAGGTCAGCGGCGCGATGTCGCTCGTCTTCTCGCTCGGCGGCTATAGCGGCGGTGGTTCTGCGATGCTGCTCGTCGATGGTCTGCCCCACTGGGCTACGAACATCACCAACGGCATCCCCGACGACCCGCTCATCTTCGACCCGCTGCTGCTGAGCTATGGGCCGCATACGCTGCACCTGCGTTGCACTCTTGCGAATCCTTTCGTGCCCGATATCTCTGCGGGCGTGACGGTGCTGGTCGGCACCCCGGTGAGCAAGCCGGCTCCCGGACCGCGCCCCGCCGCGAACTCGCCCTATCTCTACTTCTACTCGCCCGCAACCGGGACGCAAGCGCAGTCGTATATCCGCCACCAGATGGGAGCGAACGGGAAGGGTCCCTTCATCCTCTCGCGCGCTGCGCCGGCATCGATCATCCTGCGCTGCCAAAAGATGGGCGGGATGCGCGCGACCATCCCGACCTCGCGGTTCATCCTCGATGGCATCCCGGTCTCCGATTGGATCATCCCGACGAATAACGAGATCCAACTCAACCTTGACCTCTCGACCACTGCGCTCGGATCGCACTGCCTATGGGCTGAAAGTCAAGGCTCGCTGCTCTGGTGCGAAGGAGTCCTGATCGAAGTGGTCGACAATCCATCTACTCCGCTCGCGGGCGCGCGCGATGTTTGGGCTTGCGCTACGGTTGAGGATCTCACCTATGGCGTCTCATCGCCCTCGGTGCTTCCGTTCAAGGTTCGCTACGAGAAGCAGCCCGACCTCGCGGGCAATCCGATCCCGATGCCCGGGCGCACTCGCACGCCATGGAGCAACGAACTGGCGCCGATCCGGACCGCGGGCAAAATAGCGCCCTCTGACCTTTGGGCGCAACCCATCGTACCGACTACGAAGAACGGCTGGCCGCGCCGCTTCTATCAAACGCCGCAAGGCCATGTCCACACCTGCTCCTATCAGCAGTACCAGTACTGGCATCTGGAGTGGAACGCGATGCCGCTCTATGATGGGCCGCGCGGAGTCGGAGCCTTCGGCCATGCCTGGGCGGGTCGAGTCGACCCTGCTACCGGCGCCTTTCATGGCGTCAGCACGCAGGGTCGTTTCTGGTACTGCCATATCGATGGTCGTATCTCGACGATCGCTGGCTTCCGTCGCCCGCTGAACGCGACGCCGATCTCTCCCGATCAAGTCGAGAACGTCGGGATCTGGATCGATGGGCCCGCGCGCTTCCAAGAACCATGGGGATTGGAATGGGAAGTCGCGGACGGACCGGGCTTCCGGAAGACTTGGTACATCGCGGACACCTACAACCACTGCTTGCGCCTGGTCGACATGACGCCGCTGCTGAGCCCGGGCGGCATCTCGACCATCCGCACCTTCGCCGGCAGCCGCAGCGCCGAGAAGGGCTACCGGGATGGTCCCGCCGACCAAGCGCTCTTCGATTCTCTCTGGGATGTCGCGCAGAACCCCGCGTCGCGCATGCTTTACTTGACCGATTTCGAGAACGCGGCTATCCGAACGCTCGACCCGACGACGATGCAAGTCGCGACTCTCTATAAGTCGCCGATCGGGAACCCGAAGTACCTCGGCAAGCCCGCGAACAACGTGATCCCCCCGGTGCCGCAGAGCGTCGATGGCCCCTTCGGCACCGCGACGCTCTACTACCCGCAGTCGATCAAGGTTGACAGCAAAGGCAACCTCGTGGTCGCTTGCAAGTGGGATCGCGGCGGCGGGACGCTGCGCTATATCGATCTCGCAGCGAAAACCATCACCACGATCTGGGCGCCGGTGGGCGATGCTAACACCCGCGATTGGACGATTGCGCTATCCGATGGGACCACCGGACCGCTCGACTCGATATTCGTGACGCGATGGGGCAGCACGGGGATCTTCAATAAGACCGCTACGGGCTACTCGTGGGGCGGCCAGATCGGCATCGATGAGTCGGATGGCACCTGGCGCCCCGGCGCAGTCGAAGGGCAGGCGAACCAAGCCTTCCACATCAACTATCCGACGCTCGTTGCTTGCGCGGGCGGCTGCATCGTACTGGTGGGCACCGGATCGGAAGGCGCCTATCGCTATACGCTGAAGTTGCCGACCGATCCCATGCAGAACAATGCCAAGTTCTCTCTCGGTCGCGGGATCTATATCGGCAACTGGGGGTTCCGTCATGGGATCGATGGCCAAGATACGCTTGAAGGAAACGGCTTCGCGCAACTGCGCCAGTTGAGCAATGTTGATCTCGCGACGCTGATGCGCTCGGGTTGGGGCTTGCCGAACTCGGTGAACTTGAGCGATGCTGAAATGGATGCGCTGATTTATTACATTCGCTGGCCCGAAGTCTAAGGAGACCGAAGATGTATACTACTGCTTTCATCAATGACATGTTGGACCGGTCGATCCCTGCCGGGTCTCCGCAACTCAAGCTTGCAGCGCATACGGACTACAGCGCGACCGGCGCGAATGTCCATGGCACCAAGATGGATGCGGTGTTCGGTGCTGCTTCGTCGCGGTCCAAGTCGCTCTCGACCGCGGTCGATATCGCCATCACCGCGACGGTCACGATCAAGTGGATCGGGCTATGGAGCGCAGACGGCTCGACTTTCTACGGCATGCAGCCGAACGGCGGTACCGACTACTCCTTTCAGATCGATGTGACCAACAATCGCATCTATGTCGAAGGTAGCGGCTATGCCAACAACGACAAGGTGGTCTTCCATAACGACACCGCCCCTGGCGGACTCACCGCGGGCACGACCTACTTCGTGGTCGGAGTGACCTCAGGTGACCCCGATTATTTCCAGGTCGCGCTGACCCAAGGCGGCTCGGCCATCGATATCACCTCGCAGGCAGCAGCCGCGTGCGTGGTCAGCAAGATCGTCGAAGAGACCTACTCCTCGAACGGGACGCATCGGATCAGCACCTTCGTGGTCAATATCTAGGAGTCGCAATGGGCGCCAGCAAGAACCTCCGAACTTTCATCGCGGCGGCGACCAGCAACAGCGCCGGCAGCACTGCGACCGGTACCGCCTTCGATGTCACCACCGCCTTCGGTGGTCTCATCACGATCAAGATCACCAATGGCGGTACCGGACCGACCGTGCCCGCTACCGCATATGTCTATGTCTCGGGCGACAATAGCAACTTCAAGCTCTTAACCTCCTTCACCCACAGCAGCACGAACAGCGCGGTGGGGGAGTTCTCCTGCGAGCTTCCCGCGGCCGCGATGTACGTGCGGGTCGATGTGACCGGGAACACTGCCCAGGCCGTGACCTGCGAAGCCTTCATGCAAGAACTGACTGACATCGCCTAGCATGTCCCTGTACCGACTCAGCCGTCTCCCGCTCGCAACATCGTTCTTCAATGCAACGACGAGTACTATTAATCTCGGGGCCAATCCAGCGCAGGATTGCCTCGCGCAGTCTTGCATGGCATACGTCTATCCTGATGCGACAGGAGAGAATAGCAGTGGATACATAATGGCCTTGACGTCTTCTGCGACGTCGAATGGTCCACGTCTTATTCACCTCCACAATTCAGGCAATACTCAATTTGGTTTTCAGGGTAATACGACTGGAGTTGCTGGTGGTCCTGCGCATAACACGACTGCGGGCACGGGCGCTTATGGGAAGTGGCATCATGTTGCGGCGTCTTGGGATGGGTCGATCAACAGTTCCGGGATCATCGTCTATGTCGGGACGGATGGCGCAAAGTTATCCCAGCAGACGGTCAACGGTGCGAACAACGCAGAGGGTAGCGGGGCTGGAAGCATTACCGCAGGCCGCAACCTACATATCGGCAATCGAGAAGGAACTGACCGCACCTGGAATGGGAGCATCGCTTGGGTTGCCCGATGGAACCGAGTGTTGTCGCTCGCGGAGTTCCAGCACGCGCAACTCTATGGTCCGCTGGCTGTACCACTTGGATTGATCCTGTGCTGGGCAAACGATACTGATCTTGGCCCGTACAAAATGCGGCCGACAAAAACTGCGATTACGCGTGGCCGTTCGCCGATCGGTATATCAAATTTCTTCTTGCCGGGTTCGGCATTCATGCCGCCTGCGCCCGCAGCCGGGATTGTTTCAACCAACATCAGCGGGCGCCTCAAGCTTCACTCCTCAAGCACCGCGACCCACGAAGCCGCCGCAGCCGGAGTAGCGATCTCTGGTCGCGTCGGTCTGCTGCGCGGATCCTTGCAAGCGAATCACGTGGCCGATGGCGCGGTGATCTCGGGCCGCGTCGGCTTGATGCGCGGAGCGACCAACTCGAAGCGCCTCTTGACCATCGACGGCGCCTCGGCGCTCACGACGATCGACCCAAGCCTCACCACGTACCGAGTGCTCTCGGATGGGACTTATGAGATCACGGTGACTCCGCGCCTTACCTACGCAGGCAACAACAGCGACACCGCCGACAAGTTCGGTTGGCGAACCGCCTGCTTCAAGGTGAGCGGCGTGCAGGGCGCGAAGCTCAAAGTAGTGATGAATCGTTACGAGTCGGATACCGCGGGTACTGCTTCGAGTTTCGTCAAGGCACCCTGGGCTTCGACTGACCATGGGTACTTCAGTGCGGACAAGCTCACTTGGACGCACATGGATACTGCGTCGTCGAAGGATCCGACGACCACCAATACCGTCACGATCTCACACTCGGCTGCGATGACCGATGATGCGATCTGGATATCGAAATACCCGCGCGTAGGGACCGACGAAGCGCTCGCATGGATTCAGTCGCTCGCCGCGACCTACCCTACGATGATCGGCGATGTCGCGGGAGGATCTTCGTATGTCGCTGCGACCTATTCGGCGCAGACCGATGAGCTTGGTCGGACGATTCCCGCTTGCCCGCTGCTCGCCTTCATGGTCTCCGATGCATCGCTGGCCCCGGTTTCGGGGCAGAAGAAACTGGCTATGTTCTTCTCAGGCGTGCACGCTACCGAGGATGGGGGCAACCTTGCGATGCAGAGGGCGGTCGAGTTCTTCTGCTCCTCGGATGCGAAAGCGATCTCCCTGCGACGCGGCTTTGATCTCATTGTATTCCCGATCATCAACGCCCCTGGCCGTAATGGCGGTCACTACCGCACTCAGTTTCAATCGACTGCAGTCGGAGGCGCGACCGCGGGTCCCGACATCAACCACCACTACGAAGACGCTTCGCCTGATTTCGAGGTAGTGTCGCTTTCGCGCGCTGCGGCAGTGGTAGCGATGAATGGTCGCAAGCTCGACTGGTTCATGGATTGGCATACGAAGTATGATGGAGCGCAAGGCGCCTATACCTACGGATATGGATCTTCGCGCCTGATGAGCTTCGCCGATGACTACACGACGATCGGTCTTGATGGCTCGAATATTGCCGACACTACCTACGCCTACTTCCGCAACACGCATAAGACACTTGCTTCGATCACTCCCGAAAATTCGCAACAGGATGGCAATGGTACTCCTTCGCAACTGCAAACCTGGGGCGAAGCATGGATGAAAGGCGCCTCGGACTGGTTTGCTGCGGGTGGTTTCTCCGTCGACCCTCGTGCGCGTCTTGCGATTCGAGGGTCGACTACGGCGAGTAAAATCACCTCCTTCTCGCCCGCATGGGCCAATGCTTCTAATGCAGCCGCCCTTCAACCCGGAGCAGTGACAGCATGAAAAAGAATGTCGCGTCGCAACTGATTGTCGCTCAGCTAATCAACAAGAGCGATGGCTCTCCCGTGACCTCCGGAACGACTGATGTCTACGTGAGCGGCAACGGCGGAGCGCAGACTGCGGCCGCGGGTTCCCCTTCGTCGAGTCATCTTGGGAACGGGGCCTGGGCTTACTGGCCGACGGCTGCGGAGACGAATTACGACCATGTCGCTTTCACCTTCGTTAACTCTGCTGCGCTCAACGTGACCGTGCAGGTCTATCCGAGCTATCCGCAGAGCGGAGACACCTTCTCGCGCGCGGGGGCGCCTGCGGGAGCGAGCCTCGCTGCCGATATCGCTGCGATTCTAGCGGCGACGCTCAATGCTGCGGGAATCCGCACAGCAGTCGGTCTCGCCTCGGCGAACCTTGACACCCAACTGCTCTCCTTGCTCAACCTCGACGCGACCATCAGTTCGCGAGCGAGCGCAGTGAACCTCGCAACGGTCGCCGGCTATATCGATACCGAGATCAGCGACATCCAGAGCCGCCTGCCCGCTGCTCTCATCAGCGGGCGGATTGATGCTACCATCGGCGCTATGCAAGCAAATACACTGAACGCCTCGGCTCTCGCCTCCGACGCAGTCGCCGAAATCCAAAGCGGGCTGGCAACTTCTTCGGATGTTGACCCTGGCTGGACGACTGCGATGACCGAAAGCTATGCGGCGGATGGCAGCGCGATGACTCCTGCGCAAGCACTGCATATGATCTGGTCGTTGCTCGCAGAACGCAGCATCGCCAGCACTACTCTCACCGCAAAGAAGTTGGATGGAAGCACGACCGCCATGACGTTCACGCTTGATAGCGCGACAACGCCGACCACTCAAACCAGAGCTACATAATCAAAACTTAGGGGAGTTCTGAAATGCCGAAGTCTACCGCAATGTGCAATGCAGTTCTCGGGCTGTACTACAATGCCTCGGCTATCGCGGACATCGCCGACAATGATGCGACCAGCCCGATCACCGCAGTCGAAGTTGCGCTGGCGACCGCGAGCTATAGCGCCTCATCGACTCTCGCCAGCAACGAATCGACCTACACGAACTACGCGCGCCAGAGCACTGCGCGGACGACCGGGGGCTGGTCGGCTCCCTCTGGGGGCGCAACCGCGAACGCGGCGGCCATCGAGTTCCCGCAGTGCGGGGTCACGGGCAACACCATCGTCGCTGCCGCGACGGGTAAGCCCGGGGGAGGATCGGCGCAGATTTTCCATTACGGTGACTTGAATGCCTCCATCGCAGTCTCGAATCAGATCCAGCCGCGCTTCCCGATCGGATCGGTCACGATCACGGAGACCTGAGCATGTCGTTGCGCGACCGCTTCCCTCCGCTCTACGAATGCTCCGTTTGCGGCGCTGCTGTCGATGTCACTCTTGCGCCGGATGGCGGCGAACCACGTAAGAAGTTCTCTTGCGACCATACGGATGCGATCATCTGGGCGAATCGGAAAGTGACTCTGCGCGGACAGGGCGATGTTAATGTAGCGGTTCGCGCGGAGCGTAGGTTGCGGCTGACGCTGCGGCAGTTTCTCTCTGCGCTGACTGGCCGGAGCATCTAGTGCTGACGCATGCGAAATTGTTTTCGGCTCCGGATGAAGGACGAGTCCTCGCCCGCCCCTGGGTCAAGGTTCCATCCATCGCAACCGGAGCAGGCATCTTCGTCGACCTCACGATGTCGGGTCGCTACCCTGCCGCGAATTACTTCACTGATGGGTCTCCGAATACCGCGCGAGCGCTGCGCCGGAGCGTCGACGGCGGGCTGGATCATGGCGAAGACAAGGGCTCCGACTACCGCAAGTTTCTCGACTACGCATGCGTGCTATCGGTCACCGCCACTGCGATGCCTCTTTCGCTCATCATCGCCGACTACCTGATGTACTATCCTCTGATCCCGATGGAGGATGTGCAGTCGATGACGAATGCAGTCACGCTGCCCCGCTACTCGAGCGGCGAAGGTGTGCAGATCATGCTGGTCGAGCAGTTCCCATATGTGGGCGGCGGTACCTGCCGCGTTACGTATACGAACTCTGCGGGCGTAGCAGGCAGGCAGTCCCCGATCATGACCATCAATACCCAGGCGCTCCTCGGTACGGTTGCGACTTCCGCGCCTACTAAAGCAGGCTGTCCCGGTCCCTTCGTGCCGCTAGCGCAAGGCGATGGTGGGGTGCGCAGCGTCGAGAGCATCGAGTTTTTCTCTGCCGACGCCGGGAACCTCGCAGTAGTGCTCGTCAAGCCTCTCGCGCCTTTTGCGGGCTACGAAAACACTAACCCATCGGGCTGGTCCTTCTGGCAGCATCTTGGAATGTTTGAGCAGATCGAAGACGATGCATATCTGTCGATGATTTGTAAGCCGAACGGCTCCCTGTCGGGCGCCATCATTGAAGGTCAACTTCGAACCTTATGGGTGAGGAAATAACATGGGTGGATTCACCGGACTCGACAATCGCCTGAACTCGATGTCGGCGCTCGGCAAGCGCTTCCAAACCGTCATGTCCAAGCAGTTCAACCCGACCGCCGCCGCCGTTGCGAATGAATGGCATACTCTCTTCCGGGGCGGCGGCTACCCCTCGGCCGATGCGATCTTCGATGCGGGCACCAACCTCCTCTTCCAGTCGGTGAGTGACCAGACTGCGAGCGCAGGTAGCCTCTATCACGGAGGCGATGTCGGAGCCGATGGCGACGACTACAAGATCCTCGAGACCGCGATGGTGAACACCGCGGCGGCAACCGTGGTTCCCTTCTGGGTGCAACTGATCGACCTGCTCGGTTTCATCCGGGTGACTTCAGTCACCACCACGACCGCGCAGACCGTCATCTGGCCCTACGATACGGGATCGGGGATAGGCGGCGGAGAGACTACTACCTTCTCGTCATCGTCGGGTCTGCTCGGAACTTACACCAACGACGTCCAAAGCCTCTCGAAGGTGAGGTTCCGCAATTCAGGAGGCGCGCTGCCTACCGGGCTTACCGCGGGCGTCGACTACTATACGATCCGGGTATCGGCGACCACGAGTCGCTTCGCTACCAGCCGCACGAATGCCATCGCGGGGACGGCGATTGCCTATACCGATGCCGGGACCGGAACCAATGTCATCGATGTTCGGCTGCCGCGCTACTCGGATGGGGTCGGCGTCGACGCGATGTTCTTCAATCCTTCGGCAACCGCCCTTGGTGCGGGTACGCCGCAACTGACTCTCGGCTACCAGAACGGCGCCGGGACCGCAAGCCGCGCCACCCCGACGTCGCCTAGCGCGCCGATCGGGAAGACCGCTGCGACTGCCTCGCACATTCTCTATACCGGCGCGACCGGCGCGGGGAAGTTCGGCCCCGCGATTCCCCTGCAAGGAGCCGATAGCGGCATCCGCTCTATCCAGACCATCCGCAACAGCGCGACCTACACCTCGGGCATGTACTCCGTCGCGCTCTTCAAACGACTCGGCGAGCCGGTGCCGCTGCAAGTCCTCGGACAGAGCGTCCCCTGGCGCTTCGATGGCGGCGTGCGGGTCTACGATGGTGCCGCCCTCTACATGATCGGCAAGTCAGGCGTTGCGACTCCGGCGAACTCGCTCATCGAAGCGCACCTGAATTTCGGCTGGACGTCGTAATGCTTCTCTCGAACTTCTTGCGGATCGGCTTCTCGGGGATGTTCGAGGGGAGCGCGCAGGCACTGCTGCCCGGGCAGTGGGATAGCTACTACCAGTTCGAGAAATACATCTACCCGGACGGCGCATCCGAAGTTCTACAGACCGTCGCGAATCCTCCGGGTCATTATCTCCAGAACTCCTACCAGCCGCCGATCCTCGCGAGTGAAATGTCGATGCGGACCGATGGTATCGGCAGCATAGCCGGGAGCTTGATCGCGACGTATCCGATGAGCATAGACCTCACCGGAGCAAGTGACTTCGATGCGACCGCCGCGCTAGTAGTGTCGATGCTCTGCGCGCTGGGCGGTTCGGGCGCGCTGACCGCAACGATTCAAGGTCGCTTGAATGCAAGCGTCGACTTCACCGGGGCGGGCGACCTGGAAGCGAGCTTGTCGGGACTCGGCAACATGGTGGTCAACCTGCTTGGTGCGGGGGATCTCGACGCCACCATTGCTGCTTTCGGCGACATGGCGATTGATATCGTCGTGACCGGGACCGGACTCAGCACCGCAAACGTTGGTCAGTCAGTCTGGTCTGCGGTTGCTTCTGCGAACAATGCAGCCGGGTCTATGGGCGAGAAGTTGAACGATCTAGGGGCGGGGGCGAACCCTTGGGATGCTCTCATCGAGTCAGGCATGACTGCGAGCGAAGTACTTCGAGTCATTCTCGCGGGCATCGCGGGGAACTGCGAAGTAGTAGATAATGGTAACGGGACATATGCAATCACGTTCAAGAGTGTCGACGGCAGCACCGATCGCATAGCCGGAACTGCGACTGCCGAAGGCGAGCGAAGCGGCACGGTTCTGGACGGGAGCTAATGGTGTGGTTTGGTTTCAACAACCTTGGTTCGACAGCGCGGAGTTCGCAAACCCGTGGTGGCATGCTTTTGTCGATGACCCGGGGGAGGGCGGAAGCTATATCACCTTTGGCTATGGGCAGAGCGCAAGCAAGGCCGCAATGCTCGGCCTTGTGCCTTCCGCGACAGCTCAAGGCGGCAGCTATATCACCTTTGGTTATGGACAGAGCGCAAGCAAGGCCGCAATGCTCGGCCTTGCGCCTTCTGCGGCCACGCAAAGCGGCAGCTACATCACGCTTGGGACGGTGCAGTCGGCTTCGCTTTTCGTTCGATTCGGCATGGGTATCGGTGCGCCTATCGAACCGCCGGAACCTCCGATCATCACTCCGATGCCTGGTGGGGGATATCATTTTTACTACCCGCCTTCTAACCGCGCGCGCATTCTCCGAGACGATCAGGATATAATCGCCCTGCTCATTTCAGCACTGCACTCTGGGTTGCTTGACTGACACGAGGTCATGAAAATGTCTGACAATAATTTGGATCTGCTCGCGGCGCGAGTCTTCGATTCGGTCAAGACTTACTGCGCGAAACGAGAGGCAGATTTGCTTGACCTCTTCCAGAAAGCCGAAGCGGCGATGGCGCAGCGACATGCGCAATCGCTGGAAGGGTTGGCGCTCATCGTCGAGAAGGCGGTCAGCGCCGCTCTCGCTGCGATCCCTGCCCCGCCCAAGGGTGACCCTGGCGATCCGGGGCCCAAGGGCGATCCGGGCGAGAGCATCGACAAGGATGCGCTTCTGCTCTCGGTGAAGGAGACCATCGCTGAGCAGGTGCGCGCATTGCCTCCTGCACCGCCGGGAGCACCAGGCAAGGATGCGGATCCCGCGCTCGCTATCGAGGCTGCGCTCGCTGCGCTGCCTTCGCTCGCTGCGAAGATGAAGGAGGAGCTTTCGCAGTCGCTCTCGGCTTCGCTCGAGGCACTCGTCGCGCAGATCCCGATTCCGAAGGATGGTGCATCAGTGCTGATCGGAGATGTGCAGCCGATGATCCTCGCGGCGGTGCAAGCCGAAGTCGCTGCGATCCCGAAGCCCGCGAACGGAAAGGATGCCGACCCGGTCGACCTCGCCGCGGTGCACCGCTTCGTAGTCGAAGTAGTCGATGCGCAAATCAAAAACATCGTAGTCCCCGAGGGCAAGCCGGGGACCTCGGTGACGCTCGAGGATGTCGCTCCGGCGATCGGCGCAGAGGTGCGCAAGCAACTCGCAGAAACTGCGCTGCCCGAACTGCATGGCGCGCTATCGCTCGCGGTTGCGCAGATTCCGAAGCCCGCCGATGGGAAGTCGGTGACTCTCGAGGAGATCGCGCCGCTCATCGACGCAGCCGCAGAGAAACGAGCCCCATCGATGGAGCAACTCGATCATATCGTCGAGGCTGCTCTCGCGCGAGCGAGCGCGAGCGCGCCCCCGCAAGCGCCCCCGCCCGAGATCGACTATGCGCTGGTCTTCAAGAAAGTCATGGAGCAAGTCGATGCGGCGGTTGCATTGATCCCGGTGCCCGCAAACGGCAAGGATGCTGACCCCGCGGTCATCGCTTCGATGGTCGAGGACGCCGTGAAGCAAATCGAAATCGTCGTGCCCGATCCTATCCCCGGCAAGGATGGCGTCTCGGTCGATGCCGAGCAAGTGCGTTCGATGGTGAGGGGCGAGGTTGCGCAAGCGATCCTCGCATTGCCGAAGGAGAAGGCTCCCGACCTCGACGCCATAAAGCTCATGGTCGATCTCGCCGTCACCCACTATCTGAAGTCGATGCCTCCGCCGCCCGCGGGCAAGGATGGTCTCTCGGTCAAGGACTTCAAGCTCGAACTCCTTCCCGATGACCGCACGCTGCGCATGAGCCTGAACAGCAACGGAGAGGTCGAGGAAACCAACGTACAGGAAGTCGTGCTCCCGATGGTCATCAGTCGGGATGCATACGAGCAAGGAAAGCTTTATGCTCGAGGCGATTCGGTAGCGTGGGATGGTTCGTGGTGGATTGCGAAGCGCTCGACGAACGAAGTACCGGGGACAAGCGACTCATGGAAACTCGCAGCGCAGCGCGGGCGTCCAGGCAAGGACCGCGAAGTAGCGGTCAAAGGAAAGGAAGCGACGCAGGTCCGACTGAAGTGACCCTGGGCATCACCGGCCCAAAGGAGATGCTATGCTGTTGCGTGCACTAAAGGATCTTCCGACATCGGTCAATCCGATTCGTCGGGGAGATCAGTTCATCGAAGAAAACCGCGAGAAGGCGCTGGATTGGATCGCGTCGGGCTATGCGGAGCAGTTCATCCCCGCAAGCAAGACCGCGCCTCCTCCAGTGCCTGCGCCTGCGGTCGCGCAGGTTCCCGAGCAGCGCTTCCCGCCTTGGCATGGCTGCACCGTAGTGGTTGTTGCGAGCGGTCCGAGTCTTTCCGAGACTCAATGCGAGACCGTACGCTACTGGCGCGAGACCCGAGGCGATGCGCGGGTCATAGTTATCAACACGAGCTTTCGGCTCGCGCCCTTCGCGGATATTCTCTACGCCTGCGATGGTGCATGGTGGCGCGCCGAGGATCCCGAGACAAAGAAGACCTACTATGCCGAGGCGTGCGAAATCTTCCCGCCCGCTGCGCTCTGGACGCAAGACGAACTCGCAGCAAAGCAGTTCTCGCTCAACTACATCGCCAGTCGGCGCACCTCGAACCTGAGCAAGGATCCGTCCTACATCGCACAGGGAGCGAATAGCTCGGTGCAAGCGATGAACCTCGCGTATCTTGCGGGCACGCGCCGGATGCTCCTGATCGGAGTCGATCTCAAAGGGAAGCATTGGCATCCGGACCATCCCTCGCCGCTCAGCAACTCGCTGCCCCATCGCGCCTGGAAGGAGAACTTCGCAGTCTTCGCTGCCGACCTCAAAGCCGAAGGGGTCGAGGTGGTCAACTGCTCTCCCGACTCGGCGCTCAACTCCTTCCCTCGCGGCGATCTGGCTGAGGAGTTGGCCAAATGAAAAACGCATTGTGCATGATCCGAGCAGAACCGCACTACCGCCGCGAAGCTTTCATCGGCGGTCTGCGCGCAGCGGGGTTCCGGCTCATCGAAAAGGGCATGGCGGCCGATCCCGAAGACTTCCTCATCATCTGGAACCGGTACGGGTCGAGCGGGTCGATGGCAGACGCCTGGGAGAAGAATGGGGGTACAGTCATCGTCGCCGAGAACGGCTACCTCGGCAAGGATGCCGCCGGGCACCAACTCTATGCGCTATCGATTCACGGCCATAACGGTAGCGGGATCTGGCCTGGAGGCGGCCCCGAGCGCTTCGCCGCGCTGAACATCGAACTCCAACCCTGGGTGAAGCGCGAAGGCTACTCGCTGATTTGCGGGCAGCGCGGCATCGGGACGCCGCACATGGCATCCCCGCCCGATTGGCACAAGCTTGCTCAGACTCGACTTCAGAAGCAAGGCAACCCCACGCAACTGCGACTGCATCCCGGGAACCATATGCCCGCGATCCCATTGGAGACTGATCTCGCGGGCGCGCGCGACTGCGTGATCTGGTCGTCATCCTCGGGGGTCAAGGCACTGACTCTCGGCATCCCGGTTCGGTTCGATGCGCCCTTCTGGATCTGCGCGAACGCAGCCTCCCGGCTCGACGCGCCGCTGCTTTACGACGACGAGAAGCGTCTCCATGCGATGCGGCAAATGGCGTGGGCGCAATGGAGCATCGCTGAACTCGACAAGGGTGAGCCGTTCATGCGCTTCCTCGAGATCGCGCGCGCGGGAGGTGCAAAGTGATCTACTGCTACCCCGTAAGCGGAAAGCAAAAGTCGCTCGACATCTGCAAGGCTTTCGCCGCAGGCTGCGGTGCTCAGATCCTGGTCGACGCCGAGCAACTGCAGCCCGGCCCCGCCTTCTTCTACGGCGTCGATGCGAGCAATGCGCACCTCTGGAAGGCAGTTCGAGCGAATGCGCAGCAAGACTTCTACTACTGCGACAATAGCTACTTCGACGATGCGCGGCAGCAGTACTTCCGCATCACGAAGAACCGACTCCAGCATACCGGCTTCGGCGTCTCGAACAAGCAGCGTTTCGATGATCTCGGGATCGACAATCGACCGCTTCGCAATCGAGGCAGTCACATCGTCGTCTGCCCGCAGTCGGATTCATTCATGGAGACGATTGTCGGCTACCAGGGGAACTGGGCGTCGGATACTATGAAGGCGCTCGGCGGTATCAGCAAGCGGTCGGTGCGGTTGCGGCTTTGGTCCGGAGACAAAGCGAAACTTGCGAGCACCCTCGGAGAGGATCTGGAAGGCGCACATGCGCTGGTCACCTGGTCCTCGGCGGCTGCGATTACCGCAGTGCTCTCCGGAGTTCCCGCATTCGTGAGCAAGCAATGCGCTGCTGCTCCCGTAGCAAACCTTGCGCTGGAGCGAATGGAGACTCCAATTTTCTGCGGGCCCGCATACATCCGCAACTGGGCAGGCGTGCTCGCAGATAACCAATGGACTCTTGATGAAATGCGGCGCGGCATCGCATGGGATGCATTGTCGCGGCAAGGAGAGCAACGTGGCTAATCGCGCGCGCGAGCGCAAGGCTGAGCGGATGCGAACCCGAGGCTGGTTCGATCTTCCTGAGCGACCCGGGGATCGAACGCTCGAACAACAACTGCGCGGGCTGGAGCCTCTCTTCGCTGAGGTGAAAGGCAAGAGCATCCTCGACATCGGTTGCGCAGAAGGACTGATCTCGCTCGAGGCTGCGCGGTTGGGCGCGCGCAAGGTCCTCGGCGCTGAGATCGTGCCGGGGCACATCAAGATCGGGAATCGCCTCGCCGCTGAGCGAGGCTTTTCTGACTGCACTTTCATCCAGGCGGATGCGGATCAGTATCGCCCGCAAGAGCATTACGATATCGTGCTGCTCCTCGCTCTCTTGCACAAGCTCCAGGATCCTATCTTCGCCGCGAGTCACTTCGCTTCGATCTGCGATGATCTCTGCGTCATGCGGCTTTCGCCTAGCGGGCGCGATGTCATCGTCGATGCTCGAACCAACAACCGTCCCTTCGATATCGGGGCGGTCATGGAGGAGGCGGGTTTCGTGGTCGAGCGCAAGGAACTCGGACCCTTCGACGAGGTGGTCTGGTACTACCGGCGCAAAGGAGGTGCGAATGGGTCTCGGTGACTGGATTATGGCGACCGCGCAGGTGCGTCAACTTCACCAGGCTACCGGGAAGCAAGTCGTGGTGATGGATCTGCGCGGGCGCGCGCAATGGTCACCGGTCTTCGAGTACAACCCGATCATCACCCGCGAGACGCGAGGCGCTGCTACCTTGCTCAACGCCTCGGGGGTGCGCCCATATATCTCGGGCAAGACCGCCGAGCGGTGGGTCTGGAGGCACTGGAACATCGAACCGGGTAGTCTCTACCTGCACCGGGACGAGCTTGCGAAGGCTGCGCCCTTCGCGGGCAAGGTCTTGATCGAACCGAATACCAAGGTCGTCGGGGGCAACAAAGCATGGCCGTTCGAGCGATGGCAGCAGTTGGTCGACCGAGACCCAGGTCGCTATATTCAGGTCGGTTCGCTTGAGTCGAAGCGACTGCGCGGTGTCGAGTTCAAGGAGACCGCCTTCCGGGAAGCTCTTGCAATCCTGACCTCTAGCATCGGGTTCGTCGGCGGCGAAGGCGCATTGCACCATGCTGCGGCTGCGCTTTCGATTCCTTCGGTCGTGCTTTGGTCCGAGTTTATCTCGCCCGAGTTCACCGGCTACCAGAACCAGCGCAACATTCGGCATGCTACCGGATGGTGCGGCAACCGGCAGGCGTGCGCAGGGTGTAAGGCCGCCATGCTCGCCATCACCGTTGACGAAGTTCACGCAGCACTTCACCAGGAGGTCTTTTCATGAAGCAGCACCAGGGGATCTGGTTTCCGGACAGCGAAGTGCACCTGCTCGACTGGATGAATAAGTCGGGAGAATGGGTCGACGGCAAGGGGACCTACCAGATCAAGAAACTCCGTGCCGCCTTGCGGCACTGTCGCGACTTTCGCACTGCTGTCGATGTCGGGGGTCATATCGGTCTCTGGTCGATGCAGTTGGTCAAGCAGTTCAAGACTGTGCATGCATTCGAGCCTGTCGCAGCGCACCGCGACTGCTTTCAGCAGAATGTCATCGAACCGGATCTGGTCAACCTCGGCTATTCGCGCGCGGTCTTGCATGCCTGCGCGCTCGGCGACCACGAGGGCAGCGTGCGTATTGAGACAGCCCCATCCTCGTCAGGGGACTCGAAAGTAGGGGGCGAGGGCGATATCCCGCTCTGCCGTCTCGACACCTTCAATCTGCAGTCTGTCGACTTCATCAAACTCGACTGCGAAGGCTACGAATACTTTGCATTGCGCGGAGGAGAGGCTACAATAGCGCGAGACTTGCCCACTATCATCGTCGAACAAAAGCCAGGGCGCGCACAGCAGTTCGGTTTACCTGAGTTGGGCGCAGTCGAGTGGTTGCAGTCGCTCGGCTACGAATGCGTCGAGAAGATGTCAGGCGACTTTGTCATGGTCCCGGGGTGAGGTAAGCAGGCATGAGAGTCTTTGTCGGTTACGAGGAGCGCGAGGCGGTCTCATTCAACCTCGCGGTCGCGTCTGCGCTGCGCTTCGGTTGCGAGGTGCACGGTCTTTACGAAGACCGACTGCGCGCATCGGGCATCATTTACCGCCCGATGGATACGCGAGGCGGGCAGGCTTTCGATCTCAACAGCGAAGCTCCGCAGTCGACTCGCTTCGCCATCGCCCGCTTTGCAACGCTCCTGCTCGCGCATAGCGGGTGGGCGCTCTTCGTCGACGGGGACGTGATCTTTCTTGAGGATCCGCGCAGCATGCTTCGGTATGCGCGCGATGACTATGCGGTCTGCGTGGTGAAGCATGAGGTCGGGCAAGTCGGCGGCTTCAAGATGGACAACCAGATCCAGACTAACTACCATCGCAAGCTTTGGTCGTCGGTGATGCTCTTCAACTGCGACCATCCCGCCAATCGTCGCTTGAATCTCCAGATGCTCAACCAATGGCCCGGTCGCGATCTGCATGCGTTTCGCTGGCTGGCCGACAATGAGATCGGTGCGCTTCCCGGCGAGTATAACTGGCTCGTCGGAATGCAGCCCAAGCCCGAACGACCGATCATCGCCCACTACACGCTGGGCACCCCCGAACTCAAACCCGGATGCGAACATGCTTACATCTGGGAGCAAGCGAAGAAGGAGTGCCTCGGATGACCAGCTACCTGAACTATGGGCGCAGTCTCGCCAACAGCTACATCACCTGCATCGCGGGATGGCAGCGCGACCTGCGCGACCGCAAGTCGCTTCGAGTCATCACTCCGCCGAGCATCGAGCCGATCACTCTCGACCAAGCCGCGCAGCACTTGCGCATCGATGCATACGGCAGCCCTGCGACCTACCTCGACCAGGAACTGATCGAGGCGCTCATCCCTGCCTCGCGCGAATATATCGAGTTCGTGAGCGGACTCGCGCTCGCTCCGCAGACGGTCGAGCTTTCGGGGCGCTGCTTCTCGGGCATGTCGCGATGGATGCCCGACTTCGGGATCTCGCTGATGACCGCGCCGGTCAATGGCATCATTTCCGTGACCTATAAAGACAGCGACGGGAATGATGCGGTGATGGATCCGAGCGCCTTCTACCTCGACAATGCCTGCGAGGTGCCCGTGCTCTATCCTGCATATGGTTCGAGTGACTGGCCCTCTTCGCGCGACCAGCCAGGGTCGATCCGCATCCGCATGAGCGTCGGCTACGATGCACCGGGCGCTTCTCCGCTCGACAACATCATCCCATACTCACTGATCGCCGCGATGAAGTTGACGCTCGGTGCTCTCTATGAGAACCGGGAGGAGATCAATGTGGGCAACATGGTGAGTCGTCTGCCCCTGGGGATCCAGGCGCTGGTCGAGCGTTACCGCATCCGGATGCCGATCGCATGAGAATCGCGCGCCTCTCTCATCGCGTCTTGATCCAGACCGCGACCGATGCGCAGTCGAGCACCGGCGCACCCGAGACTTCCTGGCAGACTTTCGCAACCGTCTATGCTGAGATCCTGCCGCAGAGCGCCCGCGAGTCGCAGATCGGCGGCGGGTTGCTCTCTGAGGTCGATACGAAGATCACTGTCCGCTGGGCACCTGCGCTCGCCGCGCTGAGTGCGAAGTCGCGCATCGTGCACCAAGCGGATGGGCGGCCGCCGGTCATCTACAATATCGTGGGTCCGATCGAACCGGGACTCTCGCGCGGCATGCTGGAGCTTCGCTGCAAGTCAGGGACGAACGAGGGGTAGCTATGCCGCAAGTCACTCGCATCGAAGTCCAAGGCCTAGCGGCTTTAGGCGCGCGCATGGAGCGCTTGAAGAAGGAACTGTCGACGAAGGCTGCATGGCAGGCGACTTCTGCGGCTGCGGGCGTCGTAAAGAAAGCCGCCATCGCCGCGGCGCCCGACTACGACAAGCCGCACATTGTGAAGGATACCCTGGTGCAGCCGGGGAACCTGAAAAAGAACATCATCACGAAGAAGATTTCCCGCACTTCGCTGACCGCTGAGTATATCGTGACTGTGCGCGGCAAGAAGAAGGATGGCTATGCCGCGCGGTATGGGCGGCTCGTGGAGTTCGGGACGATCAACATGAGCGCTCAGCCCTACATGCGCCCGGCTCTTGCGAAAAACATCGGCGACGCGATCAAAGCGATGGCCAAGAAACTCGAGCGCTTCCTCAAGAAGGCGGGTGTGTGATGCTGGAAGGACTTCTGTTCACTACCTTGGGGCCTCTGGTCAACAACCGGTGCTACCCGCTGACCTTCATCCAGCCCGACGGAGAACTGCCGCGCTGGCCCGCGATTCGCTATACGGTGCTGACCTCTTCCGATACCAACGATATCTGCGGCAGCACGACTGTCGACACCGATGATAGTTCAGTGCAACTCGATCTGGTTGCGTTGACGCATGGGGCGGTCATCACCTTGCGCGACCAAGTCATCGCCGCTATGCTAGGATTTTCGCTGCCGGCGACTCGTCAACCAAGTGGCGGACAAGAGTTCGATGAGCAGACCAAGACTTACCGAGTGACGCTCGAGTATTTCATCAGCCCTTCAAGCGTCTCCGGTTCACCGTAATACCGCAACCCCTGTAAACCCCGCAAACAACGCAAGGAGTAGATCATGTCTTCGGGCAAGCGCTACAAATTCAATGGTTCGCAGTTCAAGGTCCAGACGGGCTTCGGAGTCGCGAAGACCATCACGGGCGTCACCCTGGCGGAACCGCCGGTCGTCTCGTCGACCGCGCACGGCTTCGTCACCGGCGACGTGGTCCGCATCAATGACCTCGTTACCCCCACCGGCTTGGAGGGCAACCTCTACCCGGTCGACAACGAAGCGTCGGGCACATTCGAACTCGCGGGCGGCGATACGACCGGGGGCACTGCCTTCGCTGGCGGTAGCCCGCTCGCGACCGCCTCGCCCGTCACGTTCACGACCTTCTGCGAACTGACCGGCGCGAACCAACAGGATGCCGGCGCCGATACGATCGAAGTCACCACGATCTGCTCGACCGCGAAGGAGTTCGAACAAGGCCTGAGCGATTCGGGCACTCTGCAACTCGACTTCAACTGGGCCGGCAACGAGGCGGTGCAGGCTGCGCTGCGCGCGGCGAAGCTCAGCGGTGACCAGGTCGCCTTCAAGATCATCTTCCCGGGCACCGGCGGCATCGTCATCATGATCGGCACCGTGACCTCGACCTCCTTCCAGGGCGCGGTCAATGGGGTCTGGACGGCCTCGGCTTCGATCAAGCTCACCGGCGAAGTCTTCGTCTTCGAGGCGTAAGATGACGACCCGCGATGAACTGATCGCCGCGATGCGAGCGACTGCCGCGGAGCCTCCGCGCAAGCGCACCATCCCGAAGTGGGGCGAGGTCTACATCCGCGATGTCACTGTCTCGGAGATCGAAGACCAGACCGAAGATACCGCCGACAAGAAGAACAAGCACCGCATCGCGCGCGCAGCGGCGCGGGTTCTCTGCGATGCGGAAGGCGTCTTGCTCTTCAACTGCGACGACCCGGAAGATGTCGCATTGCTCGCCCGGCAGCCCTGGAAGTTGCTGAGTGCAGCCATCGCGGAGGATACGCCGGGAAACTGACGAAGCGCCAGATCCTCCTGCACGATCTGGCGCTAGAGATGGGCATGACGGTGCGGGAGCTTTCGGTGCGCATGTCGTCCCGAGAGTTCTCGCGGTGGGAGAAGTATCAGCGCACCGTCGGGCTCCCCTCTCGCCGCACGCATTTGCAGTTGGCTCTGGTCTGCCTAGTGGTCGCTCAGGCAATGGGCGGCGCATCCGATTACACGCTCGAGGATTTCCTCGTTGACCTGATGCCGAAGCCCGAAGCCCCGACCAATTCAGTTGCATCCGGCAAGATCGCCGCGGAGGCTTTTGCGGGAATCGGCGGCAAGAATGTGCGGGTTCTCGGGTTGAAGCGCAAGCGCAAAGCGAAGGCGGTGTAGCGCATGGCTACCTCTCTCGGTTCTCTGGTCGTATCGCTCGGGTTGAATGCTGCCGAGTTCACTACCGGGCTCACGAAGTCCGAGCGCGATGCTGAGAAGTTCGCCAAGAAACTCGACCAAGCGATTGCGGCTGGTGCTACCGCAGCCGCGGGGGCGATTGCTGCGATGGGTGCTGCGGCGATCGGCGCCTTCGCTGCGATCAACAACCTCGCCGGACAAGCGGGCGACTTCAAGGACTTCGAGGAGATCACCGGCGCGAATGCTGAGGCGCTCGCATCGTTTGCAGTCGCAGGCAAGACTGCGGGTGCGGACACCGCGACGCTTGCGGGCGCATTGAACAAGCTCACCAAAGGCCTCGTTACCACCGAAGATGAGACCAAGGATGCGGGCGCCGCACTCGCTGCGCTTGGTCTTCCGATCAAGGAGTTCAAGGCTCTCGACCCTGCGACGCAACTGGAGACGGTTGCGAAGGCACTCGCGGGATTCGAGGACGGGGCATCGAAGACCGCGGTCGCAATGGCGCTGTTCGGGAAGAGCGGAGCAGCGCTGCTGCCCTTCCTGAAGGAACTGGCCGCCGAAGGTGGGCGCCAGGTGATCCTGACGCAGCAGCAAATCGAACGCGCAGATGCCTACTCGGATGCTCAGAAGCGCACTCGCGCGCAACTGGAACTCTACCTCCAGGCGCTCGCGACCGAAGCACTCCCGACTATCACCTCTATCATTACCGCGACAAAGGAGTTCGTAGCGCAGTTGATCGGAGTCAGCACGCAAGCGAAGAACCTCGACGGCGAACAGATTCGCAAGTTCGCCGAGACGGGCGCGCTCGCTCTAGCGAAGCTCGTCGATGCGGGGGATGGCGTAGTTCGAGTCTTCCAGGCGGTGGGTCTCTCTATCGCTGCGGGGCTTGCTGCACGCAACGAGGCGATGAGCGGCAACCTCTCGGGCGCGCGAGCGATCATCGGCGAGTTCCAGAGCGACATCAAGCGGCTCCTCGAGAAGCCGCTTTTCTCAGCTACTCTCGAACGCGAGTTTGACAAGGCGCGCACGCTGCGCAATCAGGCTGCGCTCGAGGATCGCAACTTCAAGCCGCCCGGCAAGCAACTGAGTTTCTCGGGCAAGGAAGGCCCCGACAAGAAGGCCGAGATCACCGACGCAGAGAAACTGATTGCGTCGCTAGAGAAGCAACTTGAAAAGATGCAAGACCTCACGGTCCTCGAGCAAGTCGAACTCGACCTATCGAAAGCGAAGTTCACCGGGCTCACCGCTGAGCGACAAGCCGCCATCGAACTGCTCGCTGTACGCATTCAGGATGCCGAGATTGCCAAGAAGGTCGAAGCCGATCGCAAGAAACTCGAAGAGGAAGCCTCTCGCATCCGCGAGCAGAACTCGAAGACTCGCACGAAGGAGCTTGAGGCTGAGCAGAAGACTGCGCAAGGCATCCGCGACAGCAACAAGCAACTCGAGGAGCAGATTGCTTTCGTCAAGGGCGGCGAAGAGGCGGTGCGTAAGCTCACCCTTGCGAAAATCGACGCTCTCATCGTCGAGGCAAAGGACAAGGCGTTCGCGCTCGCGAACATTGAGAATACCGAGGCGCAAGTTGCAGTCCTGAACGAGCAGATCGCCGCGCTCGAAAAGCGCAAGCAGTTGGTCGGAGACCTCGCCTTTGCTGAGCAGTTGAAGAAGGAAGCCGAGGCGTTGCAGGAGGTCAAGAACGCCTTCTCCAATGCCTTCGCAGACTCCTTCCTCGAGTTCATCGAAGGCACCAAGAGCGCGAAGGATGCCTTCAAGTCATTCGTCGATGATATCCTGAAGCAGGCGACCCGAGTCGCTGCGCAGAACATCGGGAACATGATCTTCGGCGGCAACCAGACCGCGGGACCTGATTTCTTCGGAGTTCTGGCGAAGCTTGCGATGGGATTCCTCGGCGGCGGGGGCACGAGTTACCTCAGCGTAGTCGACCCGGTCCCGGGCGGCTTCGGCGGCTTCGCTTCAGGCACTTCCTTCGCTCCCGGCGGTCGAGCCTGGGTGGGCGAGAATGGCCCGGAGCTTGTCGACCTGCCTCGCGGCGCGAAGGTCTACTCAGCGCAGATGTCGCAGCGCATGGCGGGCAGCGGCGGCAACACATTCATCACCAACGTGCTGCCGGGTGCCGATACTCGCTCGGCTCGGCAAGCGGGCAACGCATTGCGCGGAGTAGTCATGCGAACGCTGAAGGATTGATATGGATCTGGATATCCGGTTCCCCGAGAAGGTCAGTTTCGGTGCGGTCGGCGGACCCCGATTCAAGACCAGCATTGCAACCGTAGCGAGCGGAGCCGAGTCGCGCACGCAAGAGTGGGAACTCGAGCGCGGCGAATGGACGGTGAGTCATGAGGCGCGCGCATACGGCGACTGGCAGCCTCTGCTCTCCTTCTTCCGCAACGTCGCAGGCATGGCGAATACCTTCCGCTTCAAGGACTGGGTCGACTTCGAGTGCTACTCCGGGGAAGGCTTCTTCATTGATAGCGAAGGTAGCCCGGTCGGCAAGCAAATGGTCAAGCGCTACACCTACGGCCCCTACACCTACGATCGGGTGATTACCAAGCCGGTGCAGGGGACCATCACCACGAACGCCGTAGGGCTCGACTATGCTACCGGGATCGCGACTAGCGGCACGACTTGGTATGGCGAGTTCGATTGCTGGTGCCGCTTGAACAACGACCCCATGAAAGCGCAGGTCATCAACCGAGGGCGCGAGGGCTTGATCGTCGGCTGGCGCGACATCGAAATCATCGAAGTGACTGGAGAAGAAGTATGAGCAAGGTGATCCCGCTTGCTTTGCAAACCGAAATGTCGCGTTCGTCGGCGCGACTCGCGACCTGCATCCGCATCGAACGCCGCGACGGCAACGTCTATGGCTTCACGACCAACCGCAAGATGCTGACAGTCGATGGGCTCGAGTATCGACCCGGGTCGAGCTTCACCCCGACTGACGTTGCTACCGGCGGCGATATGGGTCCCGATGACGTGCAGGTCGACGCGCTGCTCTCGCAGGCAGGCCTGACCGCCGATGATCTGCGCGCGGGGCGGTGGGACTATGCGCAGTTCCGAATGTTCATGGTGAGTTGGGCGAACCCGGCTGCCGGGAAGAACAAGCTACGCGCGGGCAGGCTCGGTGAAGTGCGCACGGGCAGGCAGATGTTCATCGCCGAACTCATCGGCATGATGGACGCCTACAGCACCAGTATCGGCGAACCCACCCAGGCGGGGTGCCGCAATGTGCTCGGTGATGAGAAGTGCGGAGTCGTCTTGGGTGCCGGGTCGCCGGTATATACTTTCACCGGAGTAGTCGATGGGGTCAGCACGAATCGCTTCGTCCTGACGGTGAATGATCGAACCGAAGATGCAGGCACCTTCGACCGGGGCACCATCACTTTCACCAGCGGCGATGCAGTCAACCTCTCCTTTGAGGTCAAGACCTATACCGTAGGGGAGCTTGAACTTCTCAGCCCGGTCCCGTATGATGTGACCGGCGACTCCTACTCGATCATGCGCGGCTGCCGCGGCCGCTTCATCGAGGATTGCGTCGAGACATTCGGCAACGGTCGACGCTTCAATGGGGAACCTTGGTTGCGCGGCAACGATGCGCTGGTGCAGATCGGCAGGCACAATGACTAGCCGGTCTCTCCTGATCGAGGAAGCTCGCACCTGGATGTGGACGCCTTGGGTGCATCAGGCTCGAGTAAAGGGGCTCGGCGTCGACTGCTTGGGATTGCTCGGGATGAGCGCATTGGCGCTAGGGCTACCGGGAGCCGCCGAATGGCGCGCAGATCCTGCGATGCATTCGTATGGTCGCCTTCCGCGCCCGGAGTTTCTCTATGCTTCCTGCGAGCGGTTCATGGACCGCATAGATCTCTCGCTCGCGCGCGAGAGCGATGTGCTGGTGATGGCGTTTCGTCGCTTCCCGCAGCACTTTGCGATGATAAGCAAGCCCGGCTACGTCATTCATGCCTACCAGTCAGTGGGGTTCGTGGCCGAGAATGGCATCGCTGTCGCCGGAGCGAAGGTTTTGCGAGCGTATCGGTTCAGGGGAGTTGCTTAGTGTCTACCGGTCAGATTCTAGGGATTGTCGGCGCGGGTATCGGGTATGCGATTGGCGGTCCGATCGGCGCGCAGATCGGGCTGCTCGCGGGCACGCTGGTCGGCAACCTTATCGATCCGCCCAAGGTCGAAGGACCCCGACTAAGCGACCTGAAACTTCAGCGCTCGACCTACGGTTGGATCACTCCCTATGTCTGGGGTACGGGACGACTGGCCGGCAACGTCATTGACCAGACGGACCTGGAAGAGCATAAGGAGACGAGCGGCGGCAAAGGCGGTCCCGAGGTCAGCAACTACACGTACAGCGCCTCGTTCGATATCCTTCTCTGTCATGGCCCGATCCGCGGGGTGCGACGACTCTGGGCGGACGGCCGACTCATCTGGTCGCAGGATGACGGGAAGGATTGCCCCTTCGTTCTCTACAAGGGCGGGGATGACCAGGAGCCGGACCCGACCTTTGAGGCGATTCATGGCGTTGGGAATGTCCCGGCATACAATGGGTTCGCGCATGCCGTCTTCACCGATCAATACTTGACTGACTTCGGCAACCGGATCCCGCAGTATGAGTTCGAGGTATACACGGAAGTCGGCGAGTTCCCCTGGCGGGTCTCCATTTTTGAGCCGATAGGCGACAGCGCCGGTCGGCTGCGCTCGGTGCAGTATGTCGCGGGCGATGTTCAGGTTGCCGACTATGACGACGTCAGCAAGCCTTACACCGACCTGACGGTGCGTCACTTCAGCATCCATGGCGTAGAGGATGAGAGCAAGCGCAGCGTCCGCTACATCAGCACGACATTCACGATGCCGTTGCAGAACTTCCTTGGAGTCAGCGACGGCGCAGTGCTCAGCACCTTTGAGCACGGCGGCGCAGAGGGCATCGACAACGGCAATGGCAGCAGCGGTGATGCGGTCGCAGGTCAATCCGCTGTTTACTATGCCGATTATGCATACTTCCTGTCAGGCAGCACGATCAATGGTCATGCAAATATCCATAGTCACTATGCGCCGGATCGAGTTATTGCGATGTCAGGCCAGTGCCTTATTTGCCCATATATCGCCACCTATGATCTTGGGCTTGCGGACGGGAGCGGCGGCAACGCTTCCATGTCGGATTTCGTCATCGCTACATCGAACACGCCTGACCGGGTGTACCTCTGGGATGGCCACGCGGAAGAGTTGACTGAGTTCGACGCCCCGGGGTTGACGGTGAGCCGTGTCTGGGACCTGAGCGCAGAGAACGCAGCGCGCGCCATCATCAACGGCTTCCTATTCACCGTCTATGAGACGGATGAGGGTGACCTGATTCTTGCCTGCGATATGGGCAACACCGGATTCAAGCAACTTGGCACATTCTACCTGAACGATGATCTGACCGCGACCTATATCGGGGCGGTTGGCCACGGTGGGGCCGGGTACATTGGTGACGTCTCATTGCTGGAAAATTCCCCGCTGGTACTCGTCAATGATGGAATCATTTCGCTCCGTCCGCCGCCCACCGGCGAGTCTCTCGCGACCATCGTAGCCGATCTCTCGAACATGACTTCTCTGGCGGGCTCTCCCAGCCAGTATGATGTAGTCGAACTCGAGAATGATGAGGTCCCATGGTTCGCTATCGCATCGAACATGACGGTGCGCAATGCGATTGCATCGCTACGCCCCATCTACTTTTTCAGTGCAGTCGAATGCGATGACCAGATAGTCTTCCGAAAGCTCGGGCTAGGTACCGCGATTGCAATCCCCGATGCCGACCTCTGCGCGAGAGAGTTTGGTGACGAGTCGCCGGATCCGCTGCTCTGCGTTCGCGCGCGCGAAGAGACGATCCCGCGCTCGCTCTCGCTGACCTACATCAACATCGAGGCCGACTACCAACCCGGAGTGCAGCGCGAAGAGCGCCGGTCCGCGCTATCGCAGCAGGATGTCTCCATCGAAGTAGCAGTGGGTCTCACCGATCAAGACGCCGCGCGAAAAGTCTCGGCCCTCCTTGCATCGGCGGTAGTCGAGCGCGAAACCTTCGAGTGGTCTCTCACTCGCAAGTGGGACCGACTCGTGCCGTGCGACATCGTGCTCATCCAGTCGCGCGAAATTCGCATCCTGACAAAATCCCTCGCCCCTGGCGGCGTGCTGAAGTTTACCGGCGTGCTTGCTGCCGCAGACCTCTACACGCAAAGCGCACCGGGCGCTACCGGAGGCGGTTTCGCTGAGCAACCGCCCGTAGGACTCCTCGCGCCCACTGGACTGATCCTCCTCGATATCCCGATCCTTTCGCAGTCGCATGCGCCCTTCGGGTTCTATGCTGCGATGTACCCGGCGTCAGTAGCGGGCGCATGGACGGGTGCGACTCTATACAAATCAATCGATGGTGGCTCAACCTACTCCTCGGTAGCCTCGACTTCCTCTGCAACAGTAATCGGGCAGACTACGACATCCGGGGGTTCACCGGTAGTCTCGGGCGCGCTCCCATCGCATAGCGGTAGCGATGTCATCGACGAATCCGAGATATGTTTGATCGTCTCGTCCCGACTTGGCTCGCTGCAAAGCATCAGCGAGGAAGCGCTGCTGAACGGCGGGAACCTTTGCGCGATCAGTAGAGGCTATGTCGGCTCACCTGCGGTCATTCAATGGGAACTGCTGCAGTTTCGAGATGCTATCCTGATCGGGCCGGAGACATATCTGCTGAGAGGCTTCCTGCGCGGGCGTTTCGGCACGGGCACGACTGGGCATGGTGCGGGCGATCTCTTCTGCCTCGTGCCCTTCGTCAACGTCGATGCGCCTGAATCGGAACTGAACCAGCCTTTCCTCTACAAGGCGGTGACCTTTGGCGCCGCGCTCTCTTCAGCATCCGCGATTGAGTTCACGAATACCGGAATTGCGACGACGACTTATTACGAGACCGTTGCAGGAAATCTCCCGGTCTACGGACAGAACACGACCGGCTCCCCGAATGTCCTGACGCCTGGTCTGGTGCCTTCGCCGCATGCGCCTGGGTGCGACCCTACCTACTTCCTCAATGAGTGCGGGGAGTGGTCGCTCGCGGTAGCGGGGAGCGCGGGAGGAGACCTCGTAGGTAGCTACCCGAATCCGAGCATCAAGAAAGTAATCCAGTTCGCTTGCTCGGATCTTTCAACTGCGCTGACCCCGGGAACCCGCAAGGCGGTCTTCCGTATGCCGCATGCGATGACTCTGACCGCGGTGCGCTGCTCCCTCGCCACAGCAGACACCGGCAGTCCCGTCTCAGGTATCACGGTCGATATCAATGAAGGCGGCAGTTCGATTCTCTCTACTAAGCTCACTATCGACGGGGGCGAGTTGACCAGCACTACCGCCGCAACCGCTGCGGTAATTTCGGATGCGTCGCTGGCCGATGATGCTGAGATCACCGTTGACATCGATGCGGTCGGCGGCAATGCAAAGGGGCTAGTGGTATGTCTAATCGGATACTGACGATGGATCGCAGGATCATTACGCGACCTTTGCGCCGTCAGCAGCGAGGCTTTTTCACTATTGATCCGTACCGAGGTGGCGGCGGGGGCGACCCAAACTTTTCCTCCGTCGTTCAGATGGCGCACTTTGACGGATCGAATGGCTCCACGACTTTAACTAACTCGTGCCCCCGCGGCAACACGCTCACGGTTCTCGGTTCCGCCACCATCTCCACCACGCAAAGCAAGTGGGGCGGCGCATCGCTTAGATCCCCGAACACTTCTTCCGGTGCGCAGAACCTTGCCAATATCGCTGACTACGGCTTTGGGACCTTGGCGCATACACTTGAGGGCTGGTTTTGGTTCGATACGCTGCGCGACACCAATGTTTGCTTCGCATGGAACGATGGGTCGCCGATTGTCCGATGTCGTTCACTGGGGCAGGTCAGTCTTTTTGCTGATTCCAGCTACAGGATAACTAGCGCCAACGGGGTTTGTAGTGCAGCTACTTGGCATTTTATTTCTTTTTGTCAAGAAGGTGCCGCCGTAGCCTCTACTCTCCGGAACTGGTACCTGCACGTAGACGGCAACTATATCGGCTCATGGAACTTCGGGGCACTGACGGGGGCCACCGGCCAACTCTATTGCGGGCAAGATGCATACGGTGAGGCGTTGGTTGGCTATGCTGATGATTTTCGGGTCACTAAGGGAGTGTGCCGGTATGGTCCGACGAACTATGCCGTGCCCACTGCACCATTTCCGAATTTCTGAGATACCCACATATGAAATGTAGAACCTGCGAAATGGTAGCGTCGTTGCTCGACAATCCTTACCAGTACTCGGGTCAGGTGCTGGCAAAAATCTGCGTGACGATCGCAACCGGGCTTTGGGCGGGCGTCGTGCTCTGGAAGGAGAGCGCACTCGAGCGCTGGCCTGGGTCTTCGTTTTTCTTCACCGCTCGAGGCGAGGATATTCTCGCTGCCTCTCTGCTACTGCTCGCCATCTGCGCTTTTCTGCGGCTTCTTTTTCGCGCGGTTCCGCTGATACTCGGTGCGGGAGTCTATGGAGTTTTTCTTCTCGTTTGGCTTTATACTTGGACAAGCTTGATGTTCGCTATCTCCTCGGGCATGACCGTTTTGCGCCCGGGACAGTTTGCCGGAGTTACTGTAATCACCGCACTCGCGATGTTCGCCTTCATCTCCAACCCGAAGAAACGGCGCTATGGATCTCCCGCAGATTGACGAAAATGCAGGATGGTTAGCCGGCCTCGTTTTCCTCGGCTCAGTTCTCTGGAAGGTCTGGCTTCGATTCAAGGCGGATAGCCGCGACGACAAAGCCGCAGCACGCGGACATGAGGCCGAAGGCAAAGTACTCGGCGGCTACGACCAACTGATAAAGCAGTTGCGGACCGAAGTCGAGCGACTAGCTGAGTCAGTCTCAGAAATGTCTGCGGCTCTGGATGAGGAGCGAAATGCGCGCTATGCTGCTGAGCGCGTAGCCATCGAACTGCGCGAGCGGGTTGACCAACTAGAGCGCAGGCTGCGACAGTTAGGTCATACCCCTTAACCGAGGTGAGCACATGAAGCTTCGACCACTAGCATGGGGCGCGAAAGTCAGCCCAGAGTTTCGAGGGAAGGTGCATCGCATCGCCGGCGAGATCGGTGCGGAGCCTTCCGACCTCATGGCCTCGATAGCGTTCGAGACCGGCGGCACCTTCGATCCCGCGATACGCAACAAGCAAAGCGGCGCGACCGGGCTGATTCAGTTCATGCCCAAGACCGCGATTGCATTGGGCACGACGGTCGATGCGCTCGCGCGCATGAGCGCAGTCGATCAACTCGATTGGGTGAAGAAGTACTTCGTGCAAAACGGGTATGCGGGAAGGATCGGAAACCTTCCCGACCTCTACATGGCGATCCTCTGGCCCAAAGCGATCGGCGAGCCTGGGGACTATGTGCTGATACGGGATGATGGCGGCAAGGCTTATATCCAGAACCGCGGTCTGGACCTGAACCGCGACGGCAATATCACCAAGCTCGAGGCTGCCGATCAAGTGCGCAAGCGGCTTGCTGCAGGCTTGCTTCCGCAGAACGCGACCGACTACGAAGCACTCACCGCAAAGGAGACCACCGCGATGGAACCTAGCACCGTCACTGGCGTCACCGGACTTCTGAGCCTACTGCATCCCGCAGCGGGCATCCTCTTCCAAGCGTTCCAGCCTCTCATCAAGGAGCAGTTGGCGGCGGTGGTCGACAAGCATAGCGATACGCCTGGGGTGGGCCAGGCGCTTGCGAACAGCCTGTCGGAGGCGCTGCTCGGATCCGCGATGAAGGAAACCGGGAAGAAGGATGAACTCGAGGCGGTCGCGGTCGCGCGCCAGAACCCCGCGATGGTCGAGAAGGCGCAGATCGCAGCGACCGAATCGCTGAGCGAACGGATCAAGCAATTGGCGCCGCTGCTCGACCGCACTATCGACTACGACAAGGCGAAGTGGGACGCCGAGCTTGCGAGCAAGAAGTTGACCTCGCAGGTCGCCATCGAAGAGCACAGGGCCGGGCTCTGGGATATGACGAAGTATCTCGTTAGCTTCGCGGGCGTCATGCTCTGCGCTCTCATCTTCTCGCTCATCGGCGCGCTGGTCTTCCAAGCGACGACCGGCGACCGCGAAATCGACTCGGGACTTCTCGGTATCGCGGGTCCGATCCTGATGGCCGCGGTTACGGGCTGGCTGGCAATCATCGCTTACCGCTTCGATGGTAGCAAGCAGTCGAGCGACCAGACCAAAGCGGTCATCGGGATGACTTCCCGCAACATCGACCGCGAAGAGTAGCCCCATGCTTTTCTCCCTCATAATCGAACACAAGGTTCCGCCGCAGCTACTGAGCGCACTGGCGGAAATAGTGACCGCGCTCACCACCCTCAACAGCACAGGAGTCCGCATCATGAACAATCTGACCGAACTGGAAAGCAAGATCGCAGCGCTCGAGGCGAAGGTGACCGAATCGTCCGATACGCTGAAAGGCCTCGCGCAAGCTGTCATCGACCTGAAGGCGTCAGGCGATGTGCAGGCCAACATCGATGCGCTCGCTGCTCGCGCGCAGTCGGTGCTCGACAAGCTCACCGCCGCCGAAGACGAAGCGGACGACCAACTCCCGACGACCCCGCCGACGCCCTGATCGCCATGTCTGACCTTGGGGTCGTCTATGATCGGGCTCGCTTAACCGGCGAGCTTGATTACCGCCGGCCCTTCGGCGGTACCGGGGGAACGGGATCGCGCGTTACGATCCCGTTCACCCTGGTAGCGGAGTTCGAGAACTCCGAGGACCCGCTACTGCTTGCTCTCTATGCGCGCATCAAGAAACAAGCCGATGAGGAAGCGGTGCGGTACTACTCCAATCACCTCAGTGCATTAGGAGACTTCTGATGACCAAATGCTTTCACCCGAACCCCGCCGATGCGTCGCTGTTCTCGAATATCTACTTTCGCATCCCGCCCGGAGGCGGTGCCGTCGTGATCGATGCGACCGAGTGGGTCGCCTTCGGTAACTTGGCCGGCGCACTGAACTGGGCGACCGCTCCCGACCCCACTCCGATCCCGACGGATCCGGAAGTCACCTTCATGGCCCGTGCAGCGGTGGGGCAGAACTGCGCATGGGGGACGCTGCTGACCCCGACTGAGCAGAATTGGGCGGTCGCGAAGTGGGGCGGCGAGGCGTCGTTGCGCGTGCAGGCTTATGGCGGCGGCGGATCGGGAGGCGCCAATGTGCAGGAGCGGCGCAACCCCGATGGGACCTACTCGTTTATCAAGTTCGAGGGCGGAGCAGATGGCGTCTGGTATCCCGACGTCAAGGTGCCGCAGCCCGATGGATCATCGGTCAGCGCATCGGATCTCTGGTGCGCTGAGAAGGTCAAACCGAACTCACTGCCGCGACCGCTGCCCTGAGCGCCGCATTGACCGCTTGAAAGGAACCCCATGAACAAGCCCCCGCATAAAAACCGCACCTTCCCCCGCAAGCCGAGCTATGTCGACCGAATGGTTGCGGAGGCGCCGGAGCAGAAAATCGTTCATAGACCGCAGCAGAGCACGGAATTCCGCGCGGAAAAGCCCCCTGCGCTCTCGCATGAGCCCGACTCGCTCGAATCGCTCAGCGATGCGTCGCTAGAACAGGTCGCCAACGAGAATTTCGAGCGTTTTTCCGCTGCTTTGAACGACCCCGCGACCGATCCCGAGGGTGCTGCCGCAGCGCAGTTGATGGTCGACCGCGCGGTCGCGCTGCTCAGCGCTCGCGGAATCACTTGGAACCCGCCGAATTTTGCGGGCGTGATCGGGTAGCGCGACTACTTGTCCCAGGTCGCGGGGACCCAGCCCTCGGTAATTTCGTGCGGCTTGGGTCGCCCATGCATCGAAACATGCACGCAGTCCCGCGGAATTCCCCGGACGGCATGGTAGCGATACGAGCAGCAGAACCCTTTCGGTAGGATTTGCCAGCCGCCAATCGCGGTGATCCAGTCCTGATCGCCCCGATATAGTTGCGGAACCGCCCAATCGAAGTCGTCAAAGATGCGTCGATGCTCGTCGCCATCCCAGACCATCACCGTAGAGCATAGGGTATGTGTGGTCCAGCCCCAGTCGGCGAGGTCGATAATCCCCTTGTTTTCGACGAAGCGGTCGAGGTTACCGGTGACGACTCCGTCGAGGTCGAAGAAAACCACGCGCCCCTTGAACCGACCCGGTCGGAACAACTCGATTTTCGACCACCACCCAGGCCAGTCGCCTTCATCCTTGAGGCAAACGAACTCATACGGGCGGCTCAGGTGGCGTGAGACGGAGCGGCGCAATGCATCGACGTACCGGTCGCCCATCCCCAGATAGTCCCCGTAGTTCACGCAGGCGATGGTGAGCTTCATTTTTTGATGCCTTTCGGTTGCGAGATTTCGAGGTACTCTGGTTCAGTGCTTAAAAAAGAAGTGACTTCGATGAGCCCGGAGCCGCCGCAGCGAGCGCATGAAGCAAACTTCCCATCGCAGCCTTGGCAAACGACCCGGTGCGGAGGAGGCGTGGGCCGGATCGGCGACCGAAGCGGCGCTCCGCATCCGCAGCAGTTCAGCGACCCGGGAGGCTGGACCTCCCGCGCGCAGTAAGCGCAGCCCGTCTTGCGCGGACGGGGCATTGGCTGGCGGGGATTCTGCGGCACCGCATCACCCGTCCGTGTAGTAATTCGGATACAGCCCGCTGCCGAAGACCTCTGGATACACCGCAGGATTGCACGGGCGTGCATCCTTATTCCCGTAGATCGAGTGGGCCGGATCGAAGGCATGGATTGCGCCGGTCGGACCATAGCACCTCGACTCGTATGCACCAATCTCCTGCCTGCACGCCGCGCAGGTCGCTTTGTGTGGTCCGCAATGCGCTCTGTCGATTGTAGTCATATGCCTCCCGTTCCCAGCGTCTTGCGGCTGAGCTTGTTGATGAGTGCTTCCCGTTTGAGCACGAAGTTCTTCACCTCAATCTCATGGACGTAACGCGGCAGCATCGCCCCCGCATTATCCATGTTGATTTTCGCCGCCACCACTTCGATGATGGCATCAGCAACAGCAGTCGCGTCGTCGCGTGTCATTTGAGTTCCTCGCGCATGGCTCGGATAGCGGCGGCGCACTGGCGCGCACCAAGACAAAAGAGCGGGTTGGGCAGTTTGTCGTTGGCGCGGTCCTCGCACGCCTGCGCCGCATCGTCCAGCGCGAGCCGGGCGGCGGCTAGGGCGACGTGGCATAAATCGCTGTAGCTATACCCGTGGCCGCAGTTATCGCGGTCATCAGCCAGCGCCATCAGCCGTTCGCGCAGGTCAGCCTTCATAGCGGCACCGGGGACGCGATGAATTCGGGCCGGGCCTCTCGGTCAACCTCAAACGCGGCCAGCGCGGGGCCGTCCTCGGTCGCATAAAGCTTGAAGGTGCGCGGCCACACCGACTCCCAGCCGTCGTGGTTGCTGTGATAGTCGTCCGCGCATCGCTCGGCGCAATCGTCGTACCACGGCTCGCCGCGCTCGATCCAAAATGCCGGGACCTGCGCCTCGTAGCGGGACTCGCTATCGTTGCACGAATACCAGATGGACGCTGTTTGATCGCTCATTTCGTCCCCTGCGCTGCGGGCGGCGATCCGCGCTTCAATCTCTCCATCACAATCGTGCGCCCACCCGTGTCGGTCGATGCTCTCCATCCGCGACTGCAAGTAACTGTAGGCCCACCTGTGCGCGGCGGCATCCGCACGCACGGCGGCGGGCGGATTGCACGCCATTACTTGCTGCTCGACCCAATTCTCCTTGCATGGTGACGGTTCGAGAGTCGGCGCGGGCGCAGCGGGGGCGGGTCGCTGCCTCTCTTCTACGCTGAGTATCCCCGATAGTGCCCGCGTATCGGTCCAATCGGCGGGCGCAGCGGGGGCGGGCGGTACGTTGATGCAGGCGTAACAGTTCACCTGTTCGCGGTCTTTGCCGTGCGGGCAAAGGGCGGGCGGGGCGGGCGGGTGATGCTGTGCTGCGAAGATCGAATGACACCAAGGGCACTCTGTCATGTCGGGTATAGCTGCATCCGGCGCGCTCATTCCTTCTCCTCCAGTTCGCTCTTGTACTCCTTGAGCTTGCGCGTCCAGAAGGCTTCCGCCTCTGCGTTGCCCTGCTGCTTGGCGCTCTTGATGAGGCACTCCGCGCGCTTGCACCGTTTCTCCAGCGTGCGCCGATCCATCAGTGCGAGGTCTTCGATAATCATGTGCGTCCCTTTCTGATTTGAACTACAGGAACCCGGTTGCCGTACTCCGCCAACGCGACATCATCGAAGTGCGCGACCAGTACGCCGGTCGGGTTGACTGCTGATGGCGAGAAGTCGAGGCGCACCGGAACCGGAGCCGGTCGCCCGTCAAAGTAGAACTCCGCCCGCGCCCCGGGCGGCACCTCCACCGTGAAGTCTGCCCGGAAGCCATAGTGAACGCCAAGGGCGTACTCCTTCGCCTCGCTCATGAGAGTCGAGACGTCGATGTAATCGAAGTCCTCTCGCACTTTGCTGAAGTACATCAGCGGGCAGGGGACAAGCTCGTCAAGCGGACCAAGCAAGGCCCCATCGGCGTCGACCCAGTAACACACTTCCGGGACAGCATATCGCGCCCGGGGCACAACCTTCATCAGCGAGGAGGCCCGGACTATCGCCGGAGCCACCGCAGCCGCTAGGATCATGCCTAGGAAACCTCTCCGACTCATCAGCATTTATACTTTCTCCAGTAGGTACTTCTCAAAATCCTGCGGGTCGACATCATCCAAGTCGCCCCAGGCCCGACCCATCGAACTACTTGCGAGCACCGGGATGCATAATGCGTACGCGCTCGTCAGCGCATTATGCAGTTCGCGCGCTGCCTGCGCCCCCGCGCGCGAACGGGGCACTCCGGTATCAAGCTCATCATGCACCGTGAGGTAAATCAGGAGCACATCGAAGACTCCCGCCTCCCAAGCGTCGAGCATCGCGCGTTTCATCCAGTCAGCGCAGGAGCCCTGTAGCATGCGGTTGAGCGACTTGTGCTCGAACCCGGCATTCAAATGACAGAGGCGGTTGCCGATCGTGCGCACCCAACCATCGCCGGTCTCGCTCAGCGAACCGCGAGTCTCGGTGATCGTGCAGTAGTGGTTGTAGGTCGCGCGCATGAAGGGCAACTTCTCATTGTAGGTCGAGAATATCTGCTTCGCTTCCGAGAGCGAACGACCGATCATCGAGGCGAACTTCGGGAGTCCCATGCCGTAGAGCGTGCCCAGCGACAGCGACTTAGCCTCCTGATAGGGGAGACCGGTGAGCCCCGCAGCGAGTCGGTAGAAGGAAATTTTCGGGTCGTTGCGATAGGCGTCACGCACCTCCTCAATCCCTTCACCCTGGCCGTAGTGCACGCCAAGACGAAACTCGATCTGCGATAGGTCGAGCTTCAACCATGCCAGCCCCTCGTCGGGCACGAAGCAGGAGCGCACTGTGGGGCCCCAGTACTCGTCGCGTGCGGGGACCTGCTGCAAGTTCGGGTTCGAGGAACTGAACCGACCGCTGACCGTGCCGTAGCTGTCGCTGCGCAGCGGATGGAACTGGCAATGGATGCGCCCTTTTTGCGCGGTGCCGAGCAACGCCCCGCGGATGAAAGTATCGCGCATCTTGTAGAGCGTGCGCAGGTCGTTCACCTGCCGCAACTTCGGGTGCAGTTGCTCCTTCAGCCAGCCCTTGGTGAAGCTCGGGTTGCCTTGCGCTGTCAGCGGGTAGGCGATGCCCTCAGCCTCGCATAGCGCGCGCAGGTCGCCGGGGGCATGCACGTTGAACCCCAACTCCTTCTGCATCGCGTCGAGCTTCATGGTCAACTCGGCATCGACTTCCTTGCACCGCGCTTCGTTGATAGGCACGCCTTGCCGACGCATATGCAGCAGCATCGGAATCAGGCGTGACTCGAGCAGGAAGATGTCGAGTTGTTCGAGATCGCGCAGCATCGCCCATTGCTTGCGGATGATTTGCAGGGGCAGTCGCGCGTCTTGCTCCGCATAGGGACCGACGAGTTCTGAGGGCGCACGCCAGATGTTCGCGCGCTGCGCCCCATCGGGCTTCCCGCCATATGCATCCGCGCACCATTGGTAGAGGAGCGAAGTCTCCTTGCGCAGACCAAGGCGACGCTGCGCGATGGAATCCAGCGAATAGCTCGACTCGTATTCGTAGATCAGTGGGTCCGCGAACTGCACATCATAGAAGGGCCCCTCGACATGCACCCCGGCCTCCTCGAGGAATTCGAGATCGTAGAGGAGATTCGCGCCGACCTTCGGTTGCCGGGGACGCCCTAGCTGATCCTTCAACCATGCGAAGACCGGGACGGGATCAAGGTTCTCGCCGATCGTATGGCGGATCGGGTAGTAGGCGCAGAAGTCATCAGCCGCGACGCTGACGCCGACTATGAAACCATCCCGCATCGCACCGGGGCCCAGGGTGAGCAAGTCGGGGTCGAACGTCTCGGTATCGAAGGAGATCGCTTTCGCCGCGGAGAGGTCGGGGAAGATAGCGCGCGGCTTCCATCCTGTCTCGGGAATCCCGGGCAGGATGCGGGGCTGCTTCGCTTTGCGGTCGACCTTCTCCCGGCTATACTGCTCGGGCACCCAAAACAGCCCTTCGTCGTCGAAGAGGTTACCCAAGGCCGCTCACCCGCCGAAAGGCGCCCGCGCCCTGCGTCCAGAACTTGAATAGCGAGTCGGGGTTTAGCCAGTCACGGTATGCTTCCTCGGGAGTCTTGCCGAACCCGATCCCATGGTCATCCGGTCCGCGGCAATAACAGACCCATCCGTCACCGTCGTAGGGTTGCGCCCGCTGTATATGTGGTTTCGGTTTCAAGGCATCCTCTCGACTTCCCAGCTCTTTTTCGCGCAGTAGCTTTCAATTTGCGCAAGCGTCCAGCCTTTCATATAACGAATGATGGGCGCGCAGAGACCGCCGCGCACGATGCCCGCGACGAAATGCGGGGCGCTGATTCGCAGCATCATCCTCGACCCCACCAGTACGTGCGCAGCCCGCGCACCCAACCCGCGGCATAGACAAGCGAGAGCGCGAAGATACCCCACTGCTCAGCCTTCCAAGCGGCGTAGCACCAGAAGGGCTGCGCGATGATCCCGATCACGGGAGCCCAGCGGCGCTGCGCGAAGGAGGGCGACTGCGACAGCCAGATCGAAGCGACGCCGCAGATGGCGATGGCTACCTGTTCGATCATGCGGTCGCCTGCCTCGACAACGAAAATTCGAGGATGGTGCCCTCATGTATTACCATGGTCCCATCTTTTTCGAGCGCGGACGAGTTGATGCGGATGCCCGCGCCCCCGAAAATATCGAATAGCATTTCCCGCGTGATGCGCACATCCTTCGATATGCGAACGCGCAGCGATCCATCAGCATGCGACAGCACATAGCCGATTGGCTTTGCGCTTGGATCATGGTTGAGCAGAATCGGTATCGGCTTCACGCTGCCGCCTGTTCGGGCGTCACTCCGACCGCGACGCCTTCGATCCCCTCGCCCGCGAAGAACACCGGTTTCGGGTAGGTCGAGAAGTCGCCGTGCGACGCGACGCTCAGCACCAACGAGAGCAACTTCGCCGAGTAGGTGCCGCAGCCCTTTTTTACCGAGACCTCATACTCGGACTCGATCGTCGCGGTCTTCCCTTCGATAGCGCCAGGCGAGAGCGTCACGAATCGATCCGCGAACTTCTCGACCATTTTCGCGGCGTCGAGCAGTTCCGAGTCGAGCGGCTCGAGTTTCTTCGGCTTATCCTTGAAGAAGGCGCGCACATCGGGCCAGTCGCCTTGATGCTCGGGGAAGCTCAGCACTACACGCTTGTGCGCGACAAAGACCTTGTGCTCATCTTTCGCGACCCACTCGATGCTGGGCAGCGCGAGCAGCACCGGAATCGCGGGCGACGGAATCTTGAGTTCGACGTCGAGCGCGATGGGTGAGCGCACAAGAGCGAGATTGTTGGTCGCCCATGCATGACCATACTGGAAGAGCGCAGCGACCGACCATGGGCGCGACGCATCGGCGCTGACAAAAGGCGCGACCTTCCCTAGCGCGTTTTGCAGCAGCGATGCATCGAAGCGGTCTTCCTTCGCGGGGAGCACCATGCGGTCTGAAAATACGCTGTCTGCGCTCAGTTTGCGCACGCGGATGGTGAGCTTTTTCTGTTTGAAGATGAGGTGGTCTTTCGTCTGACTGACCGACAGCCCCTCGCCCTCGCACGCCGCGAGTGCCCGCTCGAGGCGCTCTTCGTTGACTGCAAACGTCTCGTTCTCAGCGGGGAAGGGTGCTTGCAGGCTGACGATGCCATTGAAGGCGCGCACCTGATTGTCGGCGAAGGTGATGTGCCGGTAGCGTTCGATGGCCGCGCCCGTCTCGCAGAGCATGCAGGCGAGGCGCAGCGACTCGATGGCTTCGGGAGGTACGTCGAGCTTGCTCATGGGATCCTTAAATCAAGGTTGAAAGCTTGACCGCATCGCTCGCGCGCATCATCAGGTGCGAACCGCCGATGATGAAGCTCGTCCCTTTCGGAACAAGAGAAACATCGCGCATCCCGAAGGTTTCGAGCAGGTAGGCGTTGAAGTCGCGGCGGAACTCATCGCTGACGCAGAGCCCTTCGCGCAGTTTCAGCACCGGTTCATAGCGGTCGGGTATTTCGACGAACGACAATCCGAGCAGCGAGGAGAGACCGAAGGGATACGGCGGGACCAGCGTATTGCTCATAGGAAGAGTCCTTGTTCGCGTTTGATGACCGGGCGCTTGTATGACTTCAACCACTCGCGCATCTGGTGCGCATTGAAGAGGATGCGGTAGGAGAGATCGCTTTCGATCTCCTTCAGGCACGTCCCCGCCTCCGCGATGCGGTTGAGGATGAATTGCTGCTCATCGTAGGGCAGGGTTCGGTAATGAGCGCGGAGAGTGCGCTGCTGAGGCGACTCTTGCGAAATGGCAATGGAGTCGATGGTGCCCGACTCGCTGACGTAACTAATTCCTCCCATCGCTGCGATGTATAACCACGTGGCGCTATCCACGGTATCGAATGGCGCGCGAGAGAGCATTTTATATCCTGTAGTAGCAAGTCCATGCACAAGAATCCCTTTGCTGTGCGCATACTCGAGCGACTCCTCAGCGCAGCGAATGCGGTGCTCCTCGGCGAAGTCCTGCCGAAAGCCCATCGCCACGAAATCATTCATGCCGACTACCTCGCGCAGGCGCGAGTTCGGCTCGGTTTGGTGGAAGACCGGCAGCACTCGGCTACCATAGCGCTTCTTGAGTATCTTGTAGTTGTCATCGCTGCGCGCGAGCGCATCGACTACCTCAGATGGCGTCGCGACTTTCCCGAAGGACCCTGGTATCACGTCGAGGTTGATGAGCCAGACCTGGAGCTTCGGATTCAGTTTGCGAATGGTGTCATCATAGGTCGCGATGAGGTCGTTCAGTTCGACCTTGTGGCCCTTGGTGAAGGCGGTGAAGGCACCCGAGTCGAGCATGACCTCCTTCATCCCGGAGTCGGGATGGTGCGAGACCGCAGTCCACGTCTTGGTATTCCCCTTGAACGCCGAGTGCATGGAGAGCAGGCGGTAGGGGATGAGCGCAGCGACGCGGGGCAGCACCTCATTGCGGATGCCCGACGCGCCAGAGAGGAAGTAGCGGAGCATGCTTACCCTTTGCGAATTCGTTTGTAGAGCGCAGCCGTCGACTTGCACTTCTCGCACTTGCCGCAGGGCACCTCGTTGAAGCTTTCGGTGCAGGAGAACGTCGCGCGGAAGAGCGTCGGTTCGTAGTTCAGCGCTGCGCGGTAGTCCTCGTCGCGATGCTCGACTCTCGGAAGATAGAGCGCAGTCGCAGGCAAGTTCATGGCGGTGGGTATCGCAGAGCCCATGAAGGTCCGTCGCCCGATCACGACTGACTTAAGCCCGCGCTCATTCGCAACCTCGCGCGCAAGCTCGACCATCATCAGCGCCTCGCGGTCGGTGATATGAAGATGCGAGCGCGCAGCATATGGGATGGTTTGAACTGGTAGGTCGTAGCGCGAAGAAAATGCGATGACCGCCTCTCGCTCGCCCTCGCCCGCGGGACCCAGATTCTTGTAGAAGAGGAGAAGCGGCTTGAGTCCTTCTCGGATCGAGTTCAGCATCGTCACCGTGCAGGCGAGACCGCCGCTATAGAGCAGCAGGTAGGTCGGCTTCACTACGCAAGTCCTTTCTGCTCGGCGATCCAGTCGCTGATGACGATGGTGCCCTTCTCATGCATGTTGAAGTGCATCGACTTGACCTGCGAAAGCGGAATCCAATGGTTATCGCCGTCGACTTCGATGAGAACCGCGTTGTCCGTCTCGCGCACTCGGACGCATTCGATTTCGGTGCTCATTGCAAGTAGCTCCCGATTGCGCGACCGACGAGGATACCCAAGTAGATGAGGCAAAGCGCCCGGTAGAGGTTGCCCCAGGCCGGCAGCCTTTGCTTGTAGTACTCCTTCATCATGCCGAAAAAGAAAATGCCGATGAGCGTAGCGAGTAGTTGCGAGAGTTGCGCCGTCATGCGTTCTCCATTGAGGCATCGAGTAGCTGTTCATTCGATCCCCACTTACCCCGATGAACCAAGTCTGCGGGTGCTCCGAAGTTCGAGAGGATGCTACGAAGAAGGTGCTTATGGGCTCCCGTCTGCGTCGCGAGGAGTGAGTAGCTCAGCAGCGAATGCAGGAAAGGCGCGCGAAACTCCACGCTGTGCGCGAGACCAATCTTGTTGCTGAGGTCAAGACTGCACTTGGGAAGCGAGTTCAATGCGCCTAGTTGCTTAGCCGCGATGCGGTATGGAATTTTCAGTCGCTCCGGATGCGGCGGGTAGCCCGAGAAGAGTTCGTCGCTGCCTTCTCCTGAAAGCACTACCCGCGTTGGGCTGTTCTGCGCTACATACCAGTTTCGGACTGCGACTCGCCATTGCAGCGGCTGGAGCGAGCGGCAGTCGGAGTGCTCCATTATTTTATCGCGGTCGCGCGCGAGGAGCGCCTCATCGACGTAGATCACCTTCAAGGGAAAGCCGGTCGACGAAGCTACTTGCAAAGCATGTCGACTATCCTCGGTATCGCCGAACGAAACGCAGAGCATCAGTTTCGGAGCAATCCCGAGGTCGCGCATAGCGAAGATTACCGCGCTCGAGTCGAGACCGCCAGAGCAGGTCACCGAGAACCCGGTATCAGAATGCATCGCGCGCGAGAGCACTGCGCGGCGGAGTAGCGACTTGAAGTAGGGCACCGAGGGCGGAGGAGAGTCGAAAACGGTGAGACCATAATGCGGCCATCGGTTACGCTGCACTACCTTGCCCCTGGCGAAGCGACCGGTAACTCGTATCACGACCTTCTGGTGCGGCATCAATTCGATGGCGGAGTTAAGCCAGCGACGCTCGCTGCTCACCGCGACGAAAGGCTTTACCTGATAGTAGAGCGGGCAGGCACCGAAGCGGTCTCGGTAGAGCGTCAGCAGCCGGTTCGAGGGATCGAAGCTTGCGATGGCATAGTCGCCGTCGATGAAGTGCCGCGGGTCGAGGCCATCATCCAGCATGCGCCCTAGCAGTTCGACTTCGCTCTTCGCGGCGGGGTCGAGGCTATGGTAGTTGTAAATCTCCCCGTTCATGACCACGATGCGGCCCTTCGCGGTGCGGTGGGGCTGCTGCGCCTCGGCTGCGTCGGTATCGACAATCGCTAGCCGAGCGAACCCCACACAGAGGTCCCCGGCGCTAACGATGTGCGAAGCATCCGGCCCGCGGTAGCGCATTTGCCCGAGACCGGCTGAGGTAAGTAAGTCGGAAGGGCTGATGAAAATTCCGCACATAGCTCAGACTACCGTCTCGAGGAGCAGGTTGGGTCGCGGGTCGTTCGGAAGAACCACTTCATATCCGAGAGAAGTTAACGCATGCGCCAGGTGCCCTTGCGTTACCCGGCAGGCGACGCGGGGCATGTAGCGGGGACGCGGCAGCATCGACATCGCTTGTTTGATCCCCCACTGAGCCTCGAGCAGGTCGCAGTTAATGGGCTGTCCCAGGAGGTCGACCAGCCAGTAGCTTTGAATTACTGCGACGTCTTTCGAGTCGCCGATAAGCGCTTGGGCTGCCTTGAGCGCCTTGCCCCATGAACCCGTAGTATAGACGATGACCTGTTGCGGATACGTTACCCAGTTCATCGACCCGACGACCATCAGCGCTGCGGGCAGTTTGAAACTGAAGCTTCCTTCCGTCAAGCGGTAGCAAATACTCGCCCCGACATTCGGGCGCGCGATGCTCACCACGGAAGGGCTAGAGAGTCGGTTCAGCACATCAAGAAGAACAAGAGGATCGATGCGCGGAAAGATCGAACCGAGAGCGTCGAGGAAGCGCCGCGAGGTCTTGCACTCGCCATCTACTTTGTCGCTGCGCGAAGAATGGCAGAGGTGCAGCGGAACGCCTCGCGCGAGTGCCTCCATCACCAGTTCTTTTTTGTTCGCCAAAAGCTTCACTGGTGCGACGAGTCTGAGGTTGAAGCAGCGAAGCATCGCGTCTGCCTTTTGCAGAAACTCGACGGATGAATCCGCGTAGGTGCTGTCGGGCTCCGCGCCGATCACAATTGAGGTGAACCCATGCGAGAGCGCGAAGGCCGCCGCCTGTGCGACGAATATCAGGTTGCGCGCGGGAATCTCGACATGCGTATCCGCGTCGGTGCTGAGTTTCATCCGCTGAACCGTGAAGGGGACCAGCCAAGCCTCGCAAAGCCTGACCGCTTTCCCGACCTCTGCCTGCGACGATTGGCCGTAGTCGAAAATCAGCGCATGCACTTCGTCGATCTCGGGATCGCTGACCATGATGGCGAGCGAGAGTGCGCTGTCGAGTCCCCCGCTGAGAAGGACGACTGCTTTGTCTTTGTACTCCGTAGTCATCGATGCCCCCGCCAAGCGAACTGTAGAAATTCTTCCCGGGCTCCCGCCTCGCGGAAGACGCCGCGCAGCGCGGAAGTAGTCGTGAAGACTCCCGGAGTATGGACGCCCCTGGTCGCCATGCAGAAGTGCTCGGCGCGGATGATGACCCCGGCGCCCTTTGGCTTCAAGTGCTCCTGCATCGCCTCGGCAATCTGGTTGGTCAGGCGCTCCTGCACCTGAAGTCGCTTGCTGAAGGCGTTGACGAGCTTCGGGATCTTGCTGAGTCCGATGATGCGCCCCGAGGGGATGTAACCGACCACCGCCGTCCCCACGAAGGGCGCCATATGGTGCTCGCAGTGCGACTGCACCGGGATGTTGTCGAGCACGATCATTTCGTCGCACTTCTCCGCACCATCCTCGAACGTCTTGAAGAGCGCGGGGATGTTTATGGTGTAGCCCGCGAACCATTCCTTGTATGCTTTCGCCACGCGCATGGGAGTATCCGTGAGCCCCGCGCGCATATATGACCCGCCTTCGATCTCGCGGAGCATCAGTGCGACGGCTTCCTCGATCGTAGGTTCGTTCACTTCTCCCCCTTCGTGAGGTACTCGCCCTTGCGGTCGCGCGCGCGATGCAGATCCTTGGCTTCGGTTTCCAGCGAGAGGTTCAGTTGGCAGCGCGCGCAGAAGTACTGCCCCGGAGTCGCGGTCATCGCCCGCACCGCATCCGACTTCTTGCATGTCGGGCATGCGGGCAGCGCGCGCGAGAGGGTCTGTCCTGCTTTCATCATGGTAGCTCCTTTACTTGTAGACTTCAGCCCGGCACTTGCGGGTCTCTTCGACGATGACATGAATCAGTTCGGCGCCGGTGCCCGCGAGTTGCGCAGGACCGACGGTTTGCAGAAGGAAGAGCGCCATGTTCTCGGCTGTGGGATTGAACGGCACCCAGACCAGCGACTTCTCCATCATCTGCTGTCCGGGACCGCCCTCGTGGGAGAAGAGGTCGTGCATGAGGTCATCCTGCGACCATGCCAAGAACCGATGGTCCCAGTTTTCCTCGAGCCAGATGCAGAGGCGCTCCTTGATGACCGAGAAGTCGAGCACCCGACCGACCGCATCCAACTCCGCTGCGCGAATGGAGAAGGTCACCCGGTAGTTGTGGCCGTGCAACAGCGCGCACTTCCCTTCGTGGTTATGCACGCGATGCCCGCACGAGAAGTCGTGGTAACGCCGCGCGACGATGACCGGTCCCTGCGCTGCCAGGTGAGTTGCAAGCTCTTCTACATCTACGACTACTTCCATCTTCGGAATCTCCGCCACTTCACTGCTCCCCGAAAAGATCACTCGGCCGGCGTAGTTCGATGTGGTGCTTATCGAACAACTCCTTGAGGCGCGAGCGCATGCTGGTATGAAAAGTCCATTGGGATTCGAGTTCATCGCTGCTGATGCCCGGGCGAGCTTCGATCATCGAGTAGAGCACCATGCGCTCGCTGCCCGCTTTGCCGTTCGGTCGGTCCTTGGGGAACCAAGCGGCGTTGTTGGTGGTAAAGAACTTGTGGTTCATGCGCAGGCACCGACGCGGAACCAGTAGACTACCGCATAGAAGAGCATGCCCGCAAAACCGAGGACGCCCATGGTGTTTCGCATCCAGAGCGCGATCCCGAGAGGAATGATGACGGATCCGAGAGCGACCGCCACCAACGCGCTCATTGCTCGAACTCCGCGGCGAGCTTGCGGCAGGTCGGGCAGCGGCGCAGCAACTCCTCGCGCGCGCCCGCGCGGGGGACCTGACCCTGGTTGATTGTGTCGAAGTAGGGCAGCGGCGACTTATGGGAGAAGCCGCGGCGCGCCATTTCTGCGACCAGTTGCTCGTGCCGAAAGGCGATGCTACTCGACTCGAGCAGCCCCGCATCGACATACCCTTGCATGCTTATGCCCTTCGCAATGCTGCCGACGAACATATGCAGTTCGAGGTGCTCCCCGAGAAGGTGCTGCGTGCACATCGTTTCTGGCTGAACCATCCACATTCTCATCGAAAGGCCTCCGGCAGCGGAAGATTCATCACCCAGAGAAAAAGACGCATGAACCAGTAGATCGCCGGCAGCATCAACACGAAAGCGAAAGCGAATCCGAACCGCCTGCTCCATCCGCGATCCCAAGACGCCGCACTCGCGGTGATGAGGCTGAGATAGGCTAACATGCCGGCAACGGCGACCTTCACCAACAACCACATTTCATCGCTCATGGAAGCCCCAGTATCTTGTGGAGTTGCAGAGAGAGGCGGTAGCCGTGCTTGATTGCAAGCGCGGCGCACCGATGGATGTTGCGCTGCGTCGCGTCCGGGTCGCTCGGCAGATCAAGCGGCTGCACGAATATGACCGCACGCGGATTGCTCGGTCGAAACATCAGCCCCGACTGCTTCTTGAGTGACTGCGAGACCGCATAAAGGGGCAGACCATCATCGGCGGTCGGCTCGTCCGCGCTGACGATGAATTTGTAATTGATGCAATACTGCTCGAGGATCGGGTTGATTTTGGGCGTCTTGGGCGAACAGACGATAGTCAGAGTCTCCTGCGAATCGAGTGCGAGCATTTCGTGCTCGAAAGCCTCTAGTCCATCGACCCAATGAATGCCCGCGGTTTCGATCTGGACGCGCCAGCCCGCCTTCAGGAGGAGGCGTGCCAGGGGCTCCAGGTTCTGCCGCATCGGTTCGCCGCCGGTGATGACGCAGAGAGGCGACGCGATGCCTTCGCGCTCATCTTCGAGTAGCTCGAAAATGTTCTTGTTCGGGATGCGCTGAGCGCCCTCCTCGAACTCGGTGTCGCACCAGGAGCAGGCGAGCGAGCAGCCGCCAAGGCGCAGGAAGACCGCGCGCTGCCCGGCATAGGGTCCTTCGCCTTGAATCGTCGGGAAGAGCGAATGCACGAACAGCGAGTCGCTCGTAGCATCGACCTTGCGGATCTTGTTGAGACCGAACATGGGGACTCCAGGAAAATTAGGGGCGCTACCCTGCGGTTACCGCGCAGCGCTACGCAGCGCCCCCGAACCGATGATGACTAAAGCTTGTTGAAGGCGGCGTACCAGGAGCTTGCGGTCGAGGGCGTCGCGCCGGCCTTCGTAGCGGCTTCGATCGTCTTTTCCCGGTCGCCCTTCGTCGCGAGGTAGACCGAGAAGGCTTTGTTCTTCATCGATCCTTCCCGGAAGGGATTCCCGCCGGCCGCCTTGATTTCCTTCGCTGACTGCTTGGGCGCTTTCGGGGTCTTGGGCTGCTTCGGAGTCTTCGGTTCCTTCGGGGGCTTGGGCTCCTTGACCTTCTTCTCCTTCGGCGGCTTCGGCTCCGTCGGCGGCTTGACTTTCTTCTCCTTCGGGGGCTTCGGCGTCCCGTCCGCGTCGACCTTCGCGCCCATTTCCTTCGCGGCGTCCAGGATCTTCTGGATGAACTCAGCCTTCTTGTCGGTCTTGATGCGTTGCGGACCCTTGGGATCGACGAGTTTGCGATACTCGTTACCCAGGTCACGCTCGGACATTTTCTCCAGCGATTCCTTCGTGAGCATTTCGATTAGTCTCCTGATGTCTCGCACGCGCATATTGAATAGTCCGCTGCGCTCGCGCGCGAGGAAGGAAAGAATGCAGCGGGTGGGGTCTACCGCAGGGAAATGCGGCTTGATGCGGCGCCAGAATTTGGGCAAGTCGAGGCGGGAAGATTCGCCTCCGCTCGACGATGAAATGAATGTCACGACTCCGCCGTGGAAATTCGTGACCAATGCGAGGTACCCGCCATCTGCCCATGCGCTCGGAATCTCGGGCGGACCGATCGGAGCGACCCACTCGGGCGGAGGCGGTATCGGAGGCAGCGAGGAGTACGCTTGCTCTTCGCTCTCTTGTTCGAGAGCAGCCTCGGCGGCGGCCTGCTCGGCTTCGGGAGCGCCTAGTGCTGCGGCAAGTTCGCGCTGTTTCTTGCTCTTGCGTGGGGATAGTTTCGGTGCTGACTTGGCTGATTTTTTGCTCATCGTTTTCCTTTCTGGGATGAACTCTCAACTGCGCAGTCATCATAGCGATGAGCGCTGCGGGGTGCAAGCGCTAACTGTCGGCGGGGTCGCTCTCGGGTTGACTTTCTTCCTCGCTCTCGGTCGCGGTCGCACCGGGGCCCAGCACAGACTCGGCGAAGCGTCGACCCGCGTCGGTCGGCTTGAACTCTTCTGTCAACAGTTGCTTCTCGACAAGTCTCGGTAGGATGGTGCGACGGAGCTTATCCTGGTAGCCCTTGACGTAAGCATCCTCAGCATCCTCGGCGGTCTCAGCCCCTTGCGGAACTCCTCGCGCGCGACGCACCGGCTCGGCGGAGGGATGCTCAAGGACTCCCTTCGCGACGCGGCGCACCATGACCTTGCCCTTCGATGTGATCGAGGAGGGCAGGTCGAGCACGAGGATCACCAACGCCTGCTCTAGGTCTTCCTCGAGAGATGAGACGGAGACGCCTGCGGCATTGACGAGCTTCGGTAGGCTGATGCGCGGCGCCTCGCCGAAATTGTCGATGAGGTGCGCATGGTCGGTGCAGTCGAGGGAGTAGACTTCAATGAAGAAGTGTTTCGGCGACCATGGGGCGATGCGCAACTTGGCCCCAGGCTCCATCGTGACGATGTGCTCGTTGCCCTTCTTATCGAAGCGCCACTCGTGGTCGATGTTATTGATGAGCGCACCCGCGCCGCGTGCAGTTTGCTGCGACTTATCCTTGAACTTGGTGAGGTGATGCGTCACGATGACAGCGCACTGGTAGCGCTGCGCAAGCTCCTCGTTCAGCACTTGAATGAATCGCGCGGCTTCGTCGTTGCTATTCTCATCCTCGCCGCCCCATACCATCGACTTCGAGTCGAGGTAGATCGCTCCGATATCGGTCGAGTTCGGTAGCGTCTGCGCGATGGCCTCGTGCACCATGCTGAGCGATTCGGGGTTGAGGATTTCGATGCGTTGCGGCAGCACGAAGAGCCAATCCTTCAACTCGCGGTGATCGACGCCATATTTCTGCGCGAGTGCGAGGTAGCGAATTTGCGCATTGTAGGCATCTTCGCCCGCGACCCACAGCACCTTGCTGCGCGTGGTGGTATGCGAGGCGAAGGGAGTCCCCTGCGCGATGCACATCGACTGGTACTGAAGGACCGTCGTCTTACCCGAGTTCGAGTCGCCCGTTGCAAGAGTCACGCATCCACGCTCAAGGAGCCCCTGCACCACCGACATGCGCGGTATCAGGTTCGCACTGATCTGGTCGAGCGTCAGAATTATCAGTTGCTTGGGCGGTGCTGACTCGCTGCTCTTCTCCTTATCAGCGAGGCCGCGCTCGTTCACCCATCGCCGCGCGCCCTCGAACGCGGACTTGAAGTCGTCGCTATGCTCGAGGATAGTATACGCGGCAAAGGAGTCCAACATACGCGGCTGCCCGGAGGCATCCTTCACCGCGAGCGGATCGTTTTCATGGAACGAGACCACCGAGTGCTCGGGCCCCTGGTCATACACGACGACCGCCGCCCGTTTGCTCTTCGACCCGCGATACATATAGCGGTTGCGCGACTTGCGCACGTACGCGTTACTGCTTTCGAGCAGGTCGCGCAGATCAAAGTTGCGGTTGAAGAGGTCGATGGTCCCGCCCGCGACGCGGACGCCGGTCTTGATGCCCTTCGCGCCCTCGCTCCGATCCTTCGCGCGCTGTTGAATCAGCGCTTGGTAGCCCGCGAGCATGCGGTCTACATCGATAGGCTTCCCCGGATACTCGCGGGCAAAGGAGTAGCTCGCGCGCGAGGGCGGGCATGAGGGCAGGAAGATCGGTTGCGAGGGCTTCGCTAGAGATTGGTCGAGCTTGAATGGGAAGACCGCCGCAAGCGACATATGCAGGAACGGGTGCTCATCCTTGCTGACCTCGCGCGAGCAGCGAATCCACATCCGCATGCGAGGCGCATCGGGCGCATGGGAGAAGGTCGTCGCCAGAACCAACTGCAGTCCCGCCTTCTCGCACCACTCATGCAGTGCTTTGCTGTCCTCGGGGAGGAGTTGGTCGAGGTCTGCGACCAGTAGCGACCAGGGTTCGGCGTTCTTATCGGTGCGGTGCCCTGAGTCGCCCATCGGGCGGCAGAAGTAGGGGCCGTCTTTGTCGCTGCGATGATCGAAGGTCGTGACTGCGGTGACGAACTCATCCCAGGAGTACTCGACCCTGGGTAGGAAGTCGGGACCGGGATCGACCGCGCCGACATGCTCGCCGCGAGCGACTACAATATCCGCTTGCTGCGACACGTCAGAAGAGAGTGTCGGCGTTGCGCATAGCGTACTGCGCGAGCAGCAGTGCCTCAGCGCGCCCCTCATCCTTCACCCGGGTGAGGTGCTTTGCGGCGGATGGGAAGGCGCGCCGGGCGAGGGTCAGCGAGTAGCTCTTGTTCTTGGTGAGTTTCATCGCCTTTTTCCAGGTGACCGGACTGACGCCCGTCGCTCGACCGTGAATCGTTGCGATGGTGCGCGCGCAACCATACGAGTCACCAAGCGAGAACATGCCCGAGACGCCCTGACCCGGCATCGCGGAGACCTGCTCGACGACGAAGAGTCGCTCGAGGCTAACGTAAGGCTGCGTGACTGCGCAAAGCCGATCCCAAAGCGCGAGCGGGTCGACTTCATTGCGTCCGCTGCGTTTCGTCTGGATCGGCATATCGAAGACGTCGACGAACGGGTCCTGATGGTCGCCGGTCAGCACGCCTACAGCGCCTCGAATCCCCGGGTCGATCCCGATGAACAATCGCAAACTCATGACCGCTACTCCTCGTTGGTTTCTTCGTCCGGGTCCTTGCGGAGGCGCAGGATAGGGCCGACCCGATTCGTGCGCACGTACTTCTCGTAGAGTTCGGGGTGCTCCATCTGCAAGGCGAAATCATCAAAGGTCTTGCGGTCTTGCATGAGGAGGCTTCCCCATGGCTCGTCGCCGATCCGGAGGTAGCCGGTCTCCCCGTTCATGAGGAGAGTCAGCGCAGCGGTCTTCGCTTGGTCCTCCTTCTTCGCCTTCGCAACGGTCTTGCGGGCGGCTTTGATCTCCCGCAGCAGCGTAGCGGTCTGCTCGCTCAACTGCACGACCGCTTTCGCCTTCTTCGCCTCGGCTGCGGTCAGGCCCGCCCGGTACTTCGTTTGCAGCGCGCGGGTGAGGTCATCGATGCTGCCAGAGAAGTCGGGTGCATCATCTTCGACCACTCGTTTCCAGAAGCGAGCCTCGGCGGCAAGGAGCACCGCCTCGCGGTCCGCGCTGCGATGAATCGGATAGATGACCAAGCGGCACCCGCCGAAGAGGACCGCCAGGTAGCACAGGTCGACTTTTGCCAGTGCCATGTAATGGTCGCATTGCGTCAGGTAGTAGAGCGCGACCAGATGCGCGTTGCAGCGCTCGGGATCAGGCTCGCCCCACTCGTCTCCGCGATACTCGATGTTCTTGCACTCGAGGATCGCATGCACAGCCTCGCCCTCGCGCGCGACGAAGTAATCGACATGCCCAGCGAGAAAAGGATACTCCTCGTTGCGCATGAACGCGATATCGCCGCGAGGCAGTATGGTGGTCAGCCCGGTCCGCTTGGCAAACATCTGCGCGATGACCGGCTCCATCGCATGCCCGAAGTCGAACTTCTCCTGCAGCCCGGGGTCGATGCGTTTCGGCGGGGCGAGTCCCTTCTTCGCCAGAAAGACGGAGAAGGGACTCGCGTAGGGAGAGAAGCCGAGGATGGCGGCAAGGTCGCTGCCGCCGATGTAGCCCTCGCGCTCGCTTACTCCGGGATTTTCTGCTGCGGTAACTGCGGTATCGGGTGCTTCGGATGTTCCTGGTTCCATCGGTCTCTCGCCCATTGCTCGTTGGTAGCATCCTCTACGCAACCATCCCCCGGGTCGTACTCCTCAGCAGAAAAGAGGGAGTCCGACTCGGGGTGGTAGAGCAATGAGCCTAGAAAGGGATGTCGTCTTCGTCGATCTCGGCCTTGCCGGCGGGCTTCGGTGTGTTGCTCGCGGCGGGAGCGCTGCCGCTCGTGCGCCCCGTCCGCGTACCGCCCGAGGTGCCTGGGGCCGGTGCGCTACCATCATGCGGGAAGAAGCCGGTCACCTTGTTGCGCGGCGACCCATCCTGATCCTTTTCGATGTCGACCAGCACGATCAGGCGCTTGCCGACGAGCTTGTCGGTATCCTTCACGGTGCCGATCTCGAACCCGCAGGCGACGATGAGCGAGTTCCATTGCTCGCGACCGATGCGCTGCGCGATCTCCGACGGGTTCGAGACATTCAACTGCGCCCAGACCTTGCGGTTCTTGAACTGCTCGCCGTCGAGCGTGAACTCGGGGCAGAACATATAGCCGGTCTTGCTCTTCGTGTCGCGCTTTTCGATATCGGTGATGCGCGCCGAGTAGCGGCCCTTGGGCAACGCCTCGAAGCCGGACCTACCTTCCTCGTACTCGGTTTCGTCCCAGTCAACTTTTGCCATGATGCGGTGACTCCTTTCGGTGGGTCAGAAAAAGCGCGGCTACTTCTCCGCGCTGTAGTAGGGAATCTTCGACGCGAACTTCGCCCAGTTCAGCGGCATTTCGGGCGGGAGCTTGTAGCGATTCTTCGCGTAGAAGGCGGGGCGTTCCTCGGTGTAGATGACGCGATCCCCGCTGCTGATGCCGCGACGCACTTCGCGGTTGAAGCCGACCTCCTCCTTTTTCACGGCAACATCGTAGGTAGCGAACGCGACCACATCCGCCCATTCCTGGAGCAGCGAAGAGAGGCGCGGCGTGAGCTTCGGCTGGTACCGGTCGTAGGGTTCGGTCATCGGCGAGTCGAAACGCTTGATCTCGCTATGCGCGATGACTACGACAGTCATGCTGCGCTTCTTCCGCAGCATAGAGAATGCGCCGAGCACATCGCTCAGCATCGCCTCCGCGAAGAGCGACTCCCGACCATAGCCCAACTCCTTCTCGGTCTTCTCCGCGCGCAGTTCGGCCTGGATGAAGTCCTCGAACCAGTCGACCGAGTCGAGCACCAGGGTTTGGTAGTCATGCGGCTGCGAGTAAAGCTCGCGCAGAATCGCCATGACCTCGCCGCGATCCTTCACCACTGGGAACTTCGGGACGTCGATCTCGTTTGCGCCGTCTTCGGTCGGGATGAAGATGGGCGACGGGGCTTCCGCCGCGAAGGTCGACTTGCCGATGCCGTGGACCCCATAAAGCAAGATGCGCGGCGGCATGTGCGCCTTGCCGCTGACGATGGTGCTGAGGAGCGTCTTCGGCTTCTCTTGCTTCGCTTCCTGCGCGGGTGCGGCTTCCTTCTCGGGAGCCGCGGATTCTGCTGCCGACTTTTCGGCCATGTCATTTCCTTTCGGGTTATTGATCGAAGTCGAGCGTGATGGGAAGGTAAATCTTCTCGCGGCGGTCCCACCGGAGTAGCTTCACGCGGCCGATAAGCTCAGCCGCTACCGCGAGACAGATCCCGATCATCACGGGATCCCCGTTCAGCAGCAGGAAGTCATCCTCCTGCATGCCTTGCAGTTTGGTTCGTGCGTGTTTCAGTGCATGCTGCGGGTGCAGCGTAACCTGCCCCGGATCGAACACAACCTCAGGCGGCCAGGCGGCGTACTCGCGCAGCGGCGAGAAGTCGAGCGTCGGGTTATCCTGCACGAGGAAAGCACGAGGCTGAGCGCTGCCTTGTTCAGGCGGAGCAAGTGAGGTCTCGGGAGATTGGTTGCCGTTCATCTTTCATCCTTTCTGTGCTCGCAAAGCAGCGGGCAGTTGGAGCATAATCTAATGAGCGCGAACAGCGCAAGCCTGACCATCCCGCAGCACCGCGACCGAGAAAGGAACTGACCAGTGCGAGTAGACCTCCGTGACTATCAGTCGGAGTCTGTTGAGCGCATCACCGATGCACTCGCAGCGAAGCAGCATCCCCTATGCGTACTCCCGACCGGCTCAGGCAAGTCATTAGTGCTTGCGGGCGTGCTGCAACGCCTCAATGCAGACGCGTTGGTCTTGACCCATGTCGCTGAGCTACTCGAGCAGAACAGCAAAGCGCTGCGCCGGGTCGCCCCGAACATGGAGCAAAGTTTCTTCGTCGCGAAGCTCAAGGAGAAGAACCCGAACGCTCGGGTGGTCTTCGGTTCGGTGCAGTCGGTCTCGCGCTCGCTGCCTCTCTTCCGCAAGCCGCGCAGATATCTATTCATCGACGAAGCGCATCTATGCCCCCGCAAGAGCGGAGCCATGTATGCGCAGGTCTTCGCGCACTTCATGGGAGCGCAGCGCACCGGGCTGACCGCAACTCCGAAGCGCCTCGATGGATCCGGATCGCTAATCGATGGCGACGATGCATGGTTCTCGCACATCGCGCATGAGATCGATGTGCGCCTGCTCATCAAGCGAGGGTTCCTGCTCCCGCTGACCGGGGTTGTCGCGGAAATGCAGGCGGATTTGTCGGGCGTCGGGTCGCGCGGGGGCGACTACATCGCAGAACAAGCAGCAGCGGCCGTGCAGGCGACGCTGCCTCTTCCCGCGGCGGTCGCGAAAGCATGCCGCTACGCACGGAAGCGACGGTCTTGGTTGGTGTTTGCCGCGGGAGTCGACCATGCGCACGAGATCGCTGCGGAGTTGACAGCGCAGGGCATCAGCAATGTCGTCGTGACCGGGAAGACTGACGATGACGCACGCGCTCATGCGATTGCTTCCTTCCGCGCGGGCGATGTTCGCGCGTTGGTGAACGTCGGAGTGCTGACTACTGGTTTCGACGCCCCTGGCACCGACTGCATTATTTCCATGCGGCCGACGCAAAGCGATGTGCTCTGGCAACAGATCCTCGGCCGCGGCATGCGGTTGGGAGTCGCGGAGTCGGGCGAAAAGAAAAACTGCCTCCTCCTCGACTTCGTAGGCAACCTGGAGCGCCTGGGTGGGGTCGGTGCGGTCTCCGAAACCTACGACATGCGGACGCCCGAAGCGGTCGCCGCGGCCCGGGCCGCGACGGAAGGCAACCGGAAGAAGGTGAAACCGCGCGACCGACCGGAGCTTTTCGACCCATCGTCGGAAGATCCGATGCGAAACGGATCCTCGTTCGAGGCCGAAGTGCAGCACATCGACGGCTTCGTGATCCCGTCGCGGCGTTTCCCCGGCACCAACCTGCTGATCCTGACCTACGAACTCGAGGATGCACAGGGACGCGCTTTCGTAGCGAAGGAGTTCCTCTGCGTTGAGTACAAGGGCGGTGCGCTTCACCTGGCGCGGCGGTGGTTCGCGCGTCGTGGGTTGACCGGGAGTCAGGTGCCTACGAATGCGCGGGAGGCGCTTGCGCTCGTCCGCGTGCTCGAGGAACCGACGGAAGTCATCGTGCGCTACGACGCGAAACTCGGGTGCTATAAAGTCGATGCTGAGAAGTTTGCGATGTCGACCGACGCGGCGGCGGAGTTGGTCGGGACGTAGCATGCGGCGGGCGACTCATGCACATGCATGCGTTCGGTGCGTCGTAAACCGGTCCCCATTTCCGGTAAGCCATTGATTTTTAAGGGTTTTTTGGATCTAGGGTTAACCAAAAAGCCCCGCAAGCCCTTGATTTTTAAGGGAAAATACGGTATTGACTATCCCCCTTTCCTCTGATAGCATGGGGGCGTAGCAGAGGTAGCAGAGAGCAGCAGCAGTAGCAGGGCGAATGCGGGTCAGGAGTAGCGGGTCGCGAGCGCAAGGGCGCGACCAGAGCCAAGCAGCAAAGCTCAAACGCGAAAGTCAAGCCCCCGCGAGGATCTCAGCAGATCCGAAGAGCCCGAAGCCGCAGCGAAGAGCGCAGATCATCGCGCAGCGCTGCGAGAGGCCGTGTAGCCAGCGCCCGGGGTCTGATGATTCGATTTACCCGCCCCCGTTTTGAACGTCTGGTCAGAGTGCACGTGAGGTGAGAGCCCCTTCCCAGCGCCAGCTAGACACTCCCGCCGAAAAGCGCCGCGCATTTGCAGATCATCGCAACTGCGCGCTAATTGCTCATTGCTGCGCATCGCAGATCATCGCGACCGCGCAGAGCACCCGAGCAGCCCCAAATAAAAAGAAGATGAAAGCGCTAAGACCGGAGCCCCAGAGCAGCGCCTGCGCACGATGCAATTTCGCGCGCGGTTTGGGTTAAAGCGAATCACCCGCAATCCATGAAGCATCCAATGCACGATGATGAGCAGCGCGCGCAAGCTCGACGCGCTGCGCCCGACGAAGCAGGGAAGGGTTGATGACGCGGAGTGCGCTCCCTCAACGATAGCGCGCGTAGTATCAGCTAACCGCCAGACGCAATCGCGAACCCGGAAGTCTCGCCTAGTCGCATCCGCATGCCGTGCACTGCAGAAATGGTCGGGTCGAAACGCAGCAGGACTGACTTCTCTTCTGTGCATCTTCAATTCCTCATACCTCTGTACCAGGCAGCAAAGAATGCATTGGTTCAGCGCATCGCAGAACATCGCGGTGCGCTGGCCCGATTGCACTCCCGCAATCGAAACCAGAAAGGAATCAGATCATGGCAAAGCGCACATTCAAGGTCGTGGCATTCGCGTCGAAGGTTGGTGAGCGTGACGTGGAGGTCATCATCAAAGCGGCGAGCGTTGAAGCCGCGCGCGCGGAAGCGATCAAGAAGGAGCCGAGCTTCGATAAGCATCCCGACGTGCGCTTCTACGAGCGCGGGGGATGGCAGCGCGTTCGGTAGAGTGCATTGGAGCAGCGCTCAGCGAGTAGCATGCTGAGCGCTGCGACGCTTGCATTCCCGCAAGCGACCGGGCTTACCGGTTCACAGTCTGAAAGGAAACTGAATCATGGCAAAGAAATCCTTCAAGGTGGTCGGCGTCGCGACGAGCAAGGGCGAGCACGATGTGGAAGCGATCGTCAAGGCCGAATCGCCCGATGCGGCGCTGGTCGCTGCGGTGAAGAAGGAGCCGTCGCTCGACAAGCACAAGGACGTCCGCATCTACTCGCAGGGCGGATGGCAGCGCGTGCGGTAAAGCGCTGAGCAGTAGGTAGTGCATCGGTCAAGCGCTGCGCAGATCATCGCGCAGCGCTTGCACGCTTGCATTCCCGCAAGCGATCTAGAAAGGAACATCATGAAGCATGCCATCGACATTGAAACGATCGAGTTCGAGCGCTCCCACGGGCGCACGCCGCGCGGTCGCGGCTCGTGGGCGTTCTCGCTTGAGGCGCGCCCGCAAAATTCTCGGCACATTCTCTGGACGCCGAGCATGACCTATAGCGAAGCTTGCGCATACATCAAGCGCTACATGCAGGCCGCGCTGACCAAGAAGGATGTTGCAGAGACCAGCGCATATATGATGAACGCGAACTTCAGCTACGCATACGCGCTGCCGAATCATTTGCAGCCGGGCGTCGGCGGCGCTTACATCACGCTCTTCGTGCAGCCGTAAGCTCAGCAGTGCCGCGCGGCAGCGCATCGCAGAGGATCGCGGTGCGCTGCATCGCTTGCATTGGTGCAAGCGTTTCTAGAAAGGAATACATTATGGCCTTCAAGATTCTCTGTTCGGTCTCGGGCGGCGTGACTGGTTCGCGTAGCGCTTTTCTGAAATGCGTCGCGATGAATCTGACGGATCGCGTCGAGATGGAGTTCGCCTCGCTCGAGGAAGCGCAAAAGCATGCCGCGACGCTTCAAGCGAACGTGAGCCCCTACAGCACCGCAACTTTCAGCTACCGCGCGGTGGAAGTCTGATGCGCACCCGGGCGCAGAACGAAGCGCTGCTCGCCGAGGTGCGCGCGCTGCTCAGCGAAGCCGCAAAGCATGAGCAGCGGGGCACCTGCTGCTATGCGGATGCATTCGGGCGCGCAGCGGCAGGCGCGCTCGCGCGCTACCTCAGCAGCGAAGAGAAGCGAGAGCGACTCGCGCGCTCCCCGATCATCAGCGCGAACCGCGAGCTTGGCAGCATGCAGTAGGGAGTGAGCATTGCGGCAGCGCATCCGGCAAGGGTGCGCTGCCTCGCTTGCACTCCCGCAAGCGCAACCAGAAAGGAATGACCATGATTAGCCTCAAGAAGTTCGACCGCCCGACGCTGCAATCGATTCGCATCGAAATCGATGCAGCACTCGCGCAGGTCGCAGCCAAGCACGGGTTCGCGATGAAGCTCGGCAGCGTGCGGTTCACCGAGACCGCCTTCACCGGCAAGGTGGAAGCATCGCTCAGCGGGGAGTCGCCCGAGGCGCAGCGCTACAAGGATATGTGCGGCGTCTATGGTCTCGACGAAAAGATGCTCGGCCAGAACGTGCACTATGCGGGATCGATCGTCAAGGTCGTCGGCATGAAGAGCGGCTACAAGAGCGTGCTGTTCGAAAAGAACGGCAAGATGTTTCGCGCACCGGTTGATTCATTCAAGCGCGGCGCTCGTCTCGCAGCATAGATAAGAGGGCATTGGTTCTGCGCGCTGCTGAGTATCGCAGCGCGCAGGCACGCTTGCCCTCGCAAGCGCCGCAGAGGATCGCGGTCAACCTAGAAAGGAACATCATGAGAATGCAACACCTGAGCACGACGCTCCAGACCGCGCACGCCATCAACCGCCCGCTGATGATTTGGGGCGCCCCAGGCGGAGGCAAGAGTAGTGCGGTGCACCAGTACGCCGCCCGCGCGGGGCTCCCGGTGCTCGACTGGAGGCTGACGATGATGGATGCGGTCGATATGCGCGGCACGCCGAAGGAGCGCAATGGGATGACCCATTGGGCCCCGCCGGCTGAGCTTCCGCATGACCAGAACTCGAAGGGCATCCTCTTCATCGACGAGTTGGCGCAGGCGCGGGTCGAGGTCAAGAACGTCGCGGCAATGCTGACGCTAGAGCGGCGCATCGGAGAGTATCGCCTGCCCCCGGGCTGGTGGATCTGCTCTGCCTCGAATCGGTTGGGCGATGCAGCAGGCACGTCGCCGATGCCGACGCATTTGAATAATCGGTTCTGGCACGTCGATCTGGAGATCAACCTCGACGATTGGCTGGTCTGGGCCGATGCAGCAGATATCGATTACCGCACCATCGCGTATCTTCGCTACCGGCCGAGTGCTCTGATGAGCTTCGATCCGCGCAGCAAGGAAGCGGCGTTCGCTTCGCCGCGCTCGTGGCACCTCAGCAGCGATATGTTGAAGAGCCTCGATGCGGCCGGGTTGCTCAAGGAAGACCCGACGCTGGTCGGTGAGTGGTTCGCGGGTGCAGTCGGGAAGGCATATGGTCATGAGTTCGTTGGGTTCTTGCGCACCATGGCGAGCCTGGTGACTCTCGACCAGATTTTCCTCGACCCGGAGAATGCGCAGGTGAGCGGCGACCCCTCGGTCAGCTACGCGCTTGCGACGGCGCTTGCAATGAGCGTCGACCGCAACAAAATCGAGGCGGCGTTTACCTATCTGCGCCGCATCGGCAAGGAGTTCGCGTTCGTGTTCGCGAAGAAAGTGGAGAATGCCCATCCCGCCCTGCGTAAGACCAAGGCGTTCGTGACGTTCTGCGCTCTTCACGCTGACTACATCTAGAAAGGAAAGCGATCATGGCAAGAGCACTGCCGAAAGCGAAGACGTTCAGCGGGAAGACGCTTGGGGATATCGATATCCCCGCCCCGGCTGAGCAGCAAGAGCAAGACACCGCGCATTCGCTGCATGAGCGCGCGATGCTGGTTCGCAGCACGATCTCGCGTTGGTATGGGACCGGGGCGGATGAGGAGTCGGTCGCAGCGCTGCGCAGCGCGAATGAGGCGCGGGGCGAGATCGGCACCTTCACCAAGCGGTTCATGACCCGCGACCGCTTGAAGAAGGTCAATGCGGTGACGAACGAGGCGCGCAAGTTTCACAAGAGCCTGACGCTGCCTTGGGGCGATTCGGGAGCGCGGCTGCTCAATGTGACTCAGTTCTTCGAGTACAAGAAGAAGATGAGCGCGTATGAGCGCGACTTCTATATCGCGGTCGAGGAGTTTCTCGCTGAGTATCCCGATGCGATCCTCGCGCAGAAGGAGAGGCTGGGCAAGATGTGGCGCGAAAGCGATTACCCGAGCATGGATGTCATGCGCTCCCGGTTTCGCTTCACCGTGCTGGTCGAGCCGCTTCCTTCTTCCGATGACTTCCGCGTGAAGCTCAGCGCGGATGAGGCGGTCGAGATCAAGAAGGCGTACGAGGGTGAAATGCGCAGCAGATTGAAGGGGGCGGTGCAGGAGGTGTTCGAGCGGGTGCAAGAGGCGGTCGGTGAGCTTCAAGGCAAGCTCGCCGATCCCGATGCGCAGGTTCGCAGCACGACGTTCGAGCCGCTGCGCAAGCTCGTCGCATCGCTGCCGCAACTCAATGCGGTGGTGCAGGACCCGCACATCGCGGCGCTCGGCAATAGCATCGCGCGTGACCTTCTCGCTCTCGACCCGGGGGCGGTGAAGGATGACAAGAAGGTGCGCAGCGATGCGAAGAAAAAGGCGGATAGCATCCTCGCAGCATTGAAGCCGCTGCGGGCTTCCTGGGATGTCACTCCGCCCGATACGATGCAGTAGTCGAAGTGCAGTGTTCAAGCGCTCAGCGGCGGTTTCGCTGAGCGCTTGTGCGCTTGCATTCCGCAAGCGATCTAGAAAGGACCATCATGCAACCAAGACCGACGAAGCTCAGCGCGGCCGATAAGGCGCGCGTCGAGCGGGAGGCCGCTGCGATCGTGCAGAAGGCGCTCCTGCATATCAAGATTTACTATCCGTTCTACGGCGCTCTCGCTGAGCGCTTGAAGGTGCGCCAGGATTGGCGTCACCCGACGATGTATACCGATGCGGTGGTGCTGGGATATAACCCCGCATTCGTGGTGACCGAGTCGTGGGCATATATTCTCTTCGTGCACGCGCATGAAGTGACGCATTGCGCTCTCGGTCATCCCTTCCGCCGCAAGGATCGCGACCCGAAGGATTGGAACGTCGCTATCGATCATGTGACCAATCTGGCGCTGCTGAAGGATCCCGAGTTCGCCAAGCTTTGGGCGAGCGATCCCGACCTACAGCGCGAAGGTCTCGCCGATCCGCGTTTCGTGGGGATGGCGGCGGAGCAGGTCTACACGATCGTGCATGCCGAGCGCTTGAAGAAGGAAGCGGAGCAGAAGGAGAAGCAGCGGCAGCAGGAAGAGAAAAAGAAGCAGGAGCAGCAGTCGCAGCCGCAACCCTCGCAGGACGAGCAGCAGTCGCAGCCGCCGCAAGAGTCGGAGGCGGGCGAGGATGAGGGCGAAGGAGCGAGTGCCCCAGGCAGCGACGGAGACGAGGACGGCGATGAAGGCGACCTCGGCGAAAGCGCTACCGGTGCTGCTGGTGATTGCCTCGATGCAGGCGCCTCGGGAGAGGAGCCCAGCGAAGAGCAGAGCAGCGATGACGAAGGAGAAGATGATGCGGACGGCGAAGAGCAAGACCGCAAGGAGTCGTCGAATGAGTCGACTGATGCCGAAGAAGGCGATGGCGAAGATGGCGAAGGCGACGAAGAGAGCAGCGACGGCGATGAAGAAGATGGCGACGGCGATGCATCGGGCGATTCTGACGAGCCCGGTGACGAAGACGAAGACGAAGACGATGCAGGCGGGAGCAGCGAAGCAGAAGTAGCGCCCGGTAAGGGCGGTATGGATGAGTCGCAACTCGCTGAACTCGAGCGCGAATGGTCGCAGGCAGTCATGACCGCGCAGTTGGCGGCGGGCGGCGATATCGAAGCGAGCATGGCGCGCGCGATCGGAGCGACGCAAGAGTCGCCGCGGAGCTTCAAGGAGTGCGTCGATGACTTTGCGCATACCACATGCGCGATGGAAGATTCCTGGTCGCGCCCGAACCGCCGCTACAGCGAGACGTATCTGCCTTCTCGCTGCGCCCCGGGGGTGAAGGTGATGGTTCTGGGAGTCGATACCTCGGGCAGCATCAGCGATGTAGCGCTTGCGCTGATGCAGCGTGCCGCTCAGGGCATCCTCGATGACTTCGGCATGAAGTCGATGCATGTGGTGTATTGCGACTCTCGCATCCGCGGGTCGCGCGAGTTTCTCCCCGGGGAGCAGGTGAGCCTCGAGGATGCGAAGGGCGGCGGCGGGACTTCATTCCATCCGGTGCTGCGCTACGCGCTCGAACTCGAGCAGGCGGGCGAGGAAGTTGCAGGGGTCATCTATCTGACCGACCTTGAAGGCGATGTGCGGGATCCCGAGGATTTCGCGCACCTCCAGATTCTCTGGGTCGACATCATCGCCGATCGCCCGAAATGGCTGCAGGCGCATGAGCCCGCGGGTCTCGGTAGCGTGATCTCGGTCTATCAATAGAGAGGTCGTAGCAGTGCAGTGGGTCAGGGTTCAGCGATGAGCCCTGACCCGCCCGCATTGGGTGGGCGGTTCTAGAAAGGAAGGAACAGCATGATTGATCGCAAGCAATTCCCAGTAGTGAAGGACGTCTCATGCCTGCGCTGCAAAGGCGTGATGGTCGAGACGGTCATCGAGGCGGTGGAGAAGATGCGCAGCCGCCGCTACTCGCTCTACTGCGCCGGGTTCGCCGGCGGGATCCCGACCGCACTCATCGGCAGCAAGAGCCAAGCGGACTGGGTCGAGCTTCGCGCGAAGTTGCGCGCTCTTAAACTGATCCGATAGAAAGGAAAATCATGGAAGCGAAACAAGTAGGAAAGCAACCGCGCACGCCGCGGCTTTGCATGGAAGGTCTCCCGGTCTTTCACCGCACGTTGGTGCTGCGGGAGGGGAGCGAGGGCTGCTCGCACGACCCGTACTCATGGCAGGAGCGCGCGGTGGTCTACAACGGCAGCCGGTTCGTGCTCCGCCAGGGTGCGTTGGGTTACTCCCGGTTCTACATCAACGATCGCAAGGTCGCCGAGTCGGGCGCCGAGCCCGACTGCTGCAACTACGCGGTGCTCGAATGGCAGGAGCGCATCGGGATGACGATCGAACAGTTCGATGCGGCCTATGGTCGGCTGCATCGGTTCGATGTCGAGGACCCGATGGGCCCGCTGTCGCGCTACATCTGAGGAGGAAGCGATGACTACAGAGCGAAGCGAAGAGGATTTCGTCAATGAGCTTTGGGCGATCGTCGCCCAGAGTCTCAACACCACGCCCGACGCGCTGAAGGCGCAGCAGCGCGCGCAGCAGGAGCGCAGGGCAGCGAGGCGCGAGTCGCAGAACGCGCGCTACTATGCGGCGCTCGACCGCATCACGCCGCAGCAGGCGAAAGTGCTCGCCGATCTGCGCGCGCAAGGGGCGAGAGTCTGGGACAAGTTGCGGCAGCACCGCGAGAGCGGGAATGTCTGCATCTTCCTCAGTCGCTCGCCGGTCTTCAACGATGCGAAGGGCCGCATGGGCACGAAGCTCTATGCGGTCTACCCCGACGGCACCCGCACCGAGACGTTCGAGCGCAGCATCAGCGTGCGGGCGAAGTTCTGAGAGAGGAGAGAGAGCAATGGATTTCAAGAAGGCAGGGAAGAGCATGACGGTCAGCGCACTGCGTGCTGCTCTGGAGAACGTGCCCGACCACTATCTCGTGGTCGTCGCGCATCCGAATGCGCACAGCGCGATCGTGCCATGCGGCTCGTCGGTCGAGGAGTTGACGATCGACAGGCCGATGCTCGACAGGCCGATGGGGACCTTCGCGAACGACGAGGAGTCGTGCTTCTTCCTCGTCGAGAAGGAGTCGGCGGGGAAGTTGCCCGATGATGTGATTCAGTGCATCAAGAATCATGGGTTGCTCGAGTAGCAGCACGCATAGGAGAGGGGCTTCGGCTCCTCTCTCCTGCGCGTTGAAGGCAGGACTCAGCAAAAGGAGTGGTTCCGATGAACGCAATCGAAATGCTGGAGGTCGTCGATGCGATTACGAAAGCGCAGAACATCTTACGGCGCGACATCGACGCAGTGCAGCAAGCATGCGGGCACGAGCAGTACGAGCAGCATCCCGCATACCTCAAGATTCGGCCGGAGAGCCCCGTGCTACGGTGCTGCAAGTGCGGTCGGATCAAGCTTGCTGCGTGACATGATGATCGATGTCGAGTTCAAGAACTTAGCGTCGCGGGTCGCGTATGTGCTGGTCGACCTCGACCTAATGAGAGGGGAGCCCTACTTCAGCGAGGAAGATATCGCGCATGCAGTCGGGGTCGTCTCGCAGGAGGTCGATGCGATGCTGTTCGACGCTGGGCTCAGCCGGAAAGGATTTCTGAACCGGTTGAGCCGCAGCGACCTGACGCTCTCCGCGATATTTCTGCGGGGATCGTTCGCACTACTCAACCCAGAAAGGAACAAGCATGAAGCATGACGAGAGTTGGTGGCAGCGGATCAATGCTGATCTGATCGGCGACCGGGCGGTGGTCTTCACCGTGCTGGTCATCTTGCTGTTGGTGGTGACCGGAGTCGTCCCGGGACTCTTCGCGGAGGCGGTGAAATGAGAACGGTCATACGGGGTATGGGCCCGAAGACGCGCAAGGAAATAAGCGCCCTGCAAGCTCGCAATATCGAACTGGTCGCTGCGCTGTCGCGGCTCTATCAGGAGTATGTGGTCGAGCAGCATGGGCCGCTGACCTGCGACTGCGATCCCTCGGTCGGCATCTACTCCTGCGCGCCCTGCATGGCGCGGACGGCTCTGGCGAAGGAGGACGAGGCATGAGCGCCAGGGTGAAGGCGGTCCTGTTCCTGCGCCATCATCTGGCCGAGTTGATGGAGACGCTGCGCTACATGCACTTGCAACGCTGCGCTCTGTCGCTGAGTTTCAGCAAGGGAGCGGTCGAGAAGGCGAGGGAAGACCTCGCCAACGCATACCGCGCCTACGATGAAGCGCTCGCCGACTGCCGCTTGCATGAGGCGGTCCCGATGCATGCGGAACCGGTGCGGGTCATCGCGCCATTGAGCGAGAAGGAGTTGTATGGAATCGAACCCACCGGCCGCTGAGGCGGTCACATTCCCCACGGTCGCACTCGATCTTACCGCGGGGGAGTTGGGCTTGATGCAGCGCGCGATTCGCTACTACATCCAAGGTGAGCAGAAAAGCATTCAGGATGCATTGCTGGTCGCGCGCGCGAGCAAGCGGGCACAGGATTTCAAGCATGCGGATGACGTCAAGCAACAGGCGCATTCGCACATCGGTGCGGCACAGTCGCTGCACCAGAAAATCAGAGAAAGGATGTTAGGAAAATGAAGCCGAGAACCGAAATCAAGAAGGACCGGGAGACCCTGCGGCCATATCGACTCTTCGATCCGCACAAGCAGGTGGGGATGCCTGGTAGTTACTACCGGTGGCTGGAGAACTGCCATGACGCTGCGGTAGTCATCTGCCGACGCGATACCAAAATCGGGCGCACGGTCGAAGTCATCGATGCGACCCGGGGGAAGCTCATCGCGACCTACAAGAAGAAGGTCAGCGGTATCGAAATCAAGAAGGAGGCGCAGTTGCGCGCGGAGGAGCGCTCGCGGCGCCCGGTCAGCGCAGAGGGCGAAGGTCGGTCGCTGCGGGATGGGAGGGGCGCATGAAGACTTCCATCTGGCTCGAGGCGGCGCAGTTGCTCCCGGCGGCCGAAGGCGAACTCATCAGCGACGGCGCGAGCCTTTACTATGGTGCGCGCGAGCTTTCGGTCTATGGTTGCTGCGATGCGCTCACCGAAGCATGGCGGGCGCGTCAGGCCGAAGCGTTCGGAGCTTCCTATTTCGATATCGATGGCGCGGTGCGACGTGGATTCGAGCAGCGTAGCCTCGATTCGCACATGCAGTTCAATCAGGAGTTCCAGCCGAGCTACGATCCTCGCTGGCGACCCGCCTACTGGTTCGACTATGACGAGGAGTATGAGTTCGACCCAGATCGGCGCAAATGCGAGCAGGCGCGCGTGCTGGCGCTGCTCTTCATGCACTGGATGGAGGTGAACCCATGAACAAAGCAACGCTCAAGGCGCTCCGAGGCAGCATCACGAAGTGGGAGCGCATCGTGGTCGGGAAGGAAGTCGACCGCGGGACCGATAACTGCCCGCTGTGCAGGAAGTTTTTCAATCCCGACTGGTGGAAAGGTCGGAACTACTTCTGCGATGGGTGTCCGGTGAGGCAGGCAAGCGGTCGCCCCAACTGCTTGGGGACGCCCTATACCAAATGGAGCAAGGCGATTCAGTCCGAATCCCGCAAGCTTACGGGCGTGACGCTCTTCTATACCAAGGCGGTCTTCGGTCCGCAGACCCAACAAGCGGCCATCGACGAGCATGCGTTCCTCGTCAGTCTGCTTCCCGAGGAGGAGCGATGAGCGAGAAACCCGTCAAGGTCTTCCGCATTGCGCTGCGCGCGGAAGGGGAGTGGTTGCTCGCATATTTCGCGGCGACCGACACGATGGCGGATGCGGTCGAGCTTGGGCGCATCAGTCGCGCGGCCTGCGAACTTGATGGCGAACTCTGGATTGCTTGGCAGGCGATCTGGAGCGCATGGAGCGAGCGCGCGGTGCGTTTGGTGATCCCGGTCGAAAAGGGCGACATCGGCATCGAAGTCGAAGATGCGCCCGAGCATGAGAGGAACGGTAGAGGCTAGCGACAGCAGAGGTCAGAGGAGAGGGGCTTTCGCCCTTCTCTCCTGCGCTTTGCAGGGATCACCATGAGGGAGTACAGATATGCGCTTCTTGCATGCGGTCAACGCAGTAGCGTGGGGGATCAATGCGGTCCTCTGGTTTGGCTATGCGCACTCATCGTTCATGGGCGGGACTTCGCTCGTCGCGATGGTCGGTGCGTTCTACCTGGCGCGGCAGGCTCCCGCGTACGAGTACCGGCGCGGTTGAGCCGGTTGCCTTAGAAAGGAATTCAGTCATGGACAGAAGCATCCCACTGCGTTATGCATTGGTCGATGATGCGGTAGTCGTTATCAATGCGGATGGCAGCATGCCGGTCGCTCCCCGGGTCGTCGCGAAGCTCGCGGCGCCCTTGAAGAGCGACCTCCTGCACATCCTGATCGAACAGGCGAACGAGGCCGCAATCCGCTGCTACAGGAGATTCGGATGACCGAGCGACGCAAGCCCGGAGCGCCTCCGCTCTACTGGGCGCTCATCAGCGAAGCACCGACTCCAAGCACCTATGGCGGTCGGTACCGCTTCTACACCTCGACAGCGCGCGATGAGTTTGTGCGTCGGGCGACCGTGCGCATCAAGGCGAAGAACACGGGGCAGTCGGTCGAAGTCGGGCATGACCTGCCCCCGCCCCGTCGCGCCCCCTTGCAAGGGGTGGTCGAGACAGGTCAGGACGGTCGCTGCCCGTGTTGCGGGCAAGCGCTGCCGCGAGATAGCTCAGCGAAAGGAGGGTAGTGCTATGAGCTTGAAAATCGGTACGGTCTGTCTGGTCAGCGGGGTGCACAATCACCCGTTGACGGGGGAGATCGTCACGACAACTACGGTGCTGACCGAGACGCATTGGTATGGTTCGGGGCGCATTCACTGCAGCCCAGTCTATGAAATCAAGGGCCGCACTCCGCCGCTCAACGCCTGGAACCCGGAGAGCACTTGGGTCGCCGAGCATAGCGAGTTGATTCCACTCGCGCCGCCGGGCGACCCGGATGAAGTTGACCGCGATGCTGAGTTGCCCTTCGGTCTCGGGGAGCGGTCTCCGGCAGAGAAGTTGATCCGCAAGGACATCCTCAAGAAAATCGCTGAGAAAATCGGCGGTCGCTAGCAGTACCTACCATCACCGAAAGGAAAGTCATGAACAACGTAGCGCAGCATGCAGTAAGTGAGGAAGTCGAGAAGGCGATGCGGATGAAGTCGATGTTCTCGCACGAGTTCCCGGTGCTCTATCACGGGACGAGTGCAGCGTCGCTGCCCACCATAGCCGAAAAAGGCCTCCTCCCCAGGGGCGGCGGGACGAAGAACAACTGGGAGCATACCATCGGGAGCAATGAGCAGACGGTCTACCTCACCGACTCCTATGCGATGTACTTCGCCTTCACAGCAGAGCAGGAGCACGAGGGAGGTGCGGTGCTGGAGATCGATACCAGCATGCTGGATCCCGAGCGCTTCGTCCCCGACGAGGATTTCCTCGAGCAGGCGAGCCGAGGAATGCATGTCCCGCATACGCCGGGCTGGCTCAGCAAGACCAACGACATGAAGCGACGCACGATGTGGTTCCGCGAACATGCGCACTGGTTCGCAGCAGAGATCAGTCTGCGGGGCCTCGGGACGGTCGGGTATCGCGGGCGGATCCCCTTTGCGGCGGTGAAGCGAGTCGCGGTCTTCGAACATGACCTGCTGATGGAGGCCTCGATGGTGTTCGACCCGACGATCACGGTGCTCAACTACAAGATACTCGGGGAGCGGTATCGCGCGGCGACGAAGAGCATTTTCGATTCGGGCGCGGGGGAACTCTCGCTGGCCGAGTCCATGCAGATCGGCGCCCGGACGGTTCCGCTGCATCAAATCGATACGGTGCGGGCGCTGAGCCGCATGCCGAGGATCGAAGTCAACCCGCTGTATGGCGCGGAGGCAATATGAAAGTCGCCAATGCATTGAAGGTCGCGGAGGCGGTCGAGAAGGCAGCGCTTTGCTTCCCATCACCCACTACCGCGGAATGCTTCATCGATGCGGTGGTCTCGAACCTGTGCCAGCAGTTCCCGGACCTCATCTTCTGGCGGGTCGGGCGAGTCGCTGTGCGAGTCGCGTCGAAGAGTATGCCGCAATCGTTGCTGCCCGACAGTAAGCTCAGCGGGAGCGCAATCGGGAGTAAGGAGCGATGAGCACGGGTCCCTGGAACGAGGCGGTAGTCGACTACTGGTCGGCGTACTACGTTCACCCTGGCTTGACGATCTGCGTCCTGTGCGGCAACTCGGGGATCATCCATACCGAGGCTGTGCGGTCGCCGACCGGTCTGCGAGTGGGTGGTGCGCACTACTGCATTTGCCCGAACGGGCAGGCGATGCGCATCGGTAGCGCGAGCAAGGAAGGGTAGTAAACCGATGCATGGCGGGCCCATGCGAGCGTTCGCCGCGCTCGAGGAGGGAAGAGATTCCTAAGCCTCGCAGATGAGCCTGTGGGTATACCAGAGACCGGCACAGGGACGTAAAACGGCGAAGTCGGGAGTGGGAGGCAGCGATGCCGGGAGGCGGTGGGTGGGCCGGGACGCCTGCTCATCGCCCCCTTTTTTGTCTACTGAATCGGGATTTCTGATACAGGTTTTGGTCTAACTCCTTATCATGCAACCGAGATTCCATGCACCCCGACTATCGTCGACCGACCACCCCATGCCCCTGCATGACTGCTGCGCGGCGGTTCGATCTGTGCGCATATCTCTGTCAATGTCGCACTCTTGCGCGCTGCGCATTACTGCGCATCAGTGCTGCCTTTCGAGATAAGCACCCACATATAAATGTCGCAGTCTCTGACGTGGGTAGCGCGGGATCGATAAGGGAACATCTGCTGCATCGATCAAGAGCGCAAAGCCCCGAGCGCAGAGGCCCGCAGGTTGTCGTGATTGGTGCAGGGCTTTAGAGCGAAGAGGCGCGACATTAGCGCGTCAGCGTGCCCGAGGGGCGTACGCTGCACTGCGCGGTTCGTAAATGGGCACGGTAAAAAATTGCGCAGTAGAGTAGCTAGCTTAGCCCCAAAGGGGCTAGCTTCTACTGCGCATTTTTTCTACTGTGTCCTTTTTCGATTAGCGCAGCGCATCGTACCTGATGCGCGATTGGCGGCGCCACGAAGCGCCCTGCACCCGCAACCTTCCGTCGACGGGAATGGGAAGGAGTCGGGAGTCGGTGCACGCAGGGAGTGGGGAGGGGAATCAGGTATTGCAAAGTCAACCGGTAGTGCGCTCTAATCGCGACATTGTGCTACCGAACCGACCCAACAGGAACAGTCAGTAACAGTCGACCATGCCGCAGCGCCCACCGACAATCTGCCGTCACCCCGGTTGCCAGACAAAGGTAGTCGGTAAGGCGCGCCAGGTGCACTGTGACCTGCACAAACCCAAGTGGGCGCCGTGGGGCGCGCACGAGAAGCGCACCATCAAGGGCGCCGCGTATGAGGCCGCACGTCGGTCGCTGTTCGAGCGGCAACCCCTGTGTGTGCTGTGTGAGCGAGTCGGTCGCGTCAGCCTCGCTACCATCCGCGACCATACCATCCCGCTCGCACAAGGAGGAGTCGACGAGGAGAGCAACACTCAGGCGCTATGCAAGGATTGTCATGACATCAAGTCGGCAGGCGAGAAGCGACAGGGCTCTCGTGAGTCATGGCACAATGACGCTGAGTTCGCTGAGCAGGCAGCAGCGCGACGTCGACCCTCTCTCCCTCGGTCAGCGATTCCCATCACGATCGTATGCGGTGCTGCTGGTAGCGGTAAGTCGTCGTATGTGCGCGAGCGCGCGCGAGAGGGCGATGTAGTCATCGACCTCGACGATATCAAGGCCGAGTTGTCGCGGCAGCCGATCTACCAGGCCGAGTCGCGTTGGGTCGCACCCGCACTCGATGAGCGCAACCGACGCCTGCGTGACCTGTCACGGGATACCATTCACCGGCATGCATGGTTCATCGTCAGTGCGCCTACCGCCGAGGAGCGCGAGTACTGGGCTTCGATGTTGGGCGGGCACATCGTGCTGCTCGAAACTCCCTACGAGGAATGCGCCCGCCGGATCCAGAACGACCCACGTCGCGTCGGCCAGTACGAGCGACTGATGCGGGCCGCGTTCGCGTGGTGGGACGAGTACCGGTCCTCGATGGCCACCCCGGGGCACGCACCCGGGGGGGACCTGCAAAATTTCGCGCGCACGCCCTCAGTATCGTGACGT